TCATGGCGAGGTATAACCTGCATGATTACATTGATGATCAGCGCCATTGGCTTGCGGTATGGCAGAACCATTTGGAGAAACTGGTTGGTCATCCTCTGGTTTGATGCCCACTTTTTCTTCCCACTCCAGCAGGTCTGAAAGTCTCCAGCGCTTCGGGCTTCCATTTATCTTCGGCTTCGGAAATGGTTGTGAAAAATATGCCGGCATTCTGGAAGGGGTGCTCCAAAAGTACAGCGTGCTCCGCGAAATTTTGTATCTTGATAAAACTTCACTGGTGATCAAGATATCAACATTCGTATAAGTTGTTTCATTCATATTGCACCTCTCAGTTGCATTGTCCCGGCAGATTGCGCAGCCTGCGGGCACTATTCATGGCTGTCGCAACGTAGCTGGCCCGGCGGTTAACGACTTCCACTGTTACCTTTATTCCATCAACCACTACGGTGTATGTGGTCTTGGTTTTCTGTCTGGCGAATTCACCGTAAGTTTCGACGTGCTTCGCGAGAGCGGCATCACATGCCTGGCGAGCCAAAGGGGATTGCTTACTGCGATTAATCAGTCGCATTTCTTCTCCTTGAGGGAGGGTTTCCCCTCCCAATCTCGTTAGTTCACGTATTCCGGTTTCATATCCGCCAGGGTGATGCTGAACTGCTCATGCAGTTCATCGCCCAGGTGACGCTTTGAAGATGCCAGCACGCGTTCAGCTTCGCCAAAGCGTTCTGCCGCGTCGGGTTCATCCGGAGATGGCAGGGAGTTGATCGCCGCTTCCACCTTATTGCGAGCATCAACCAGGTAGTAGCGCTTCACTGCTTTGTTCTTAAGCTCGGTAAACAGGGCAGAACCCAGCGTTGCTTTCACGGTTTCAATATCTGCGCGCAGAGCTTTAGCGCTATCCACATCCTGAGCCGCCTCGATGCGGTCACGAAAATCATCAGCAAGTGCATCGATGTTTTGAGCTGATTCCTGAGCCGTTTGAGTCGGGGTGACGTTCTCACCTGAAATATCTGCAAGGCTTACGTGCTGCACCGGTGCCGGATTTACCTCTCGTTCTTCACGGCGATCATCGAGTTCATCCGGGGTGTAGACACCCAGAATCACATCCGGGCAGAACAGTCTCGCCCAGCGTTTGACGGCCAGGTACGCCAGCTGCTGGCGTGGGTCGTCAGCCCAGAGAGTAGAATTTCGGGTACGGGCCTGAGCCAGCAGCAAATCGAGTTCTCTAGGCTGATCTTCACCTTTAAGCGTTGCGCGGATAATGATGCCGATCCCGGCTTCATCAGCCAGGGTCCAGCCTGGGACCCGGTATTCGCCTTTGTCGCCTTTACGGATATGGAATTTTCCAACGACCTTTTCCCATGGCCCATACCATTCATAATCAAATCGGCTGGCCAGTACCCCGCTGCGTGAAATGACGGCATTAACCAGCTGCGCTTCATACCCGAGCACTCCGTTAATCAGGTGCGTCTTCTGCGCTACGGCAAAGGGATTCATCTGCCACTGTGCCGCTTGCATCGCAACTGCCATGCAATCGGCCTGGTTGCCCTGCAGGTGTTTAGGAACGGTGGCAGTTCCCTGCGCCATGATCTGCGCAAATGTGCTGATGGCGTTCAGATACTGGGAATCGAACAGAGCCACGTTGGAGTTAATAACGGTGTTCTGGTCAGCAACGGTAACGTTAGTGTTATTCATAAATCCCCCTTAAGCCTGAGTGCGCAGCGCTTCAAGGCGGCGCATGTCAAAGTCGTTCAGTTCGTCGGTGTAATCATCGATGATCGGCGCCGGCCATTCTCCGGTGTCGAAGCCGGTTGCGATGGCGCGCATCATTTTACGGTACTCGAGCATGCCCAGTTCCAGCAGGTCTGCGGATGCCTCGATGATGGCGATCCAGTGGTAGTTCTCGTCTTTGTTGACGAAAATCCAGAAGAACTGGTCCAGCGCCGCGGTCTCGCAATACATAGCCGCGCTGAGGTGGTAGTCCCGGTCAATGATTTCCCGGTGCAGCCGGGCGCGCAGGCTTTCCTGCTTGACGTTCCACATGCTGATAGTTTTCAGGTCAGCACCGATGCGCACGCCGTCCAGGTCGATCTCAAGGTCAGGACGTACACAAACTTCAAGGCCCGTTTCCTCGTCAAAGCCGAAGTAGCTCACTTCAACGGCACGGCTTGGATGTGTCAGCAGCATGCCAGCGGTCGGGTGCGCCAGGAGCGCAGACTGAATTGCCCGTGCCGTTGCCAGCTGCTGGCGGGTAACCAGAATTTTTTCGCCAGGGTTGTCGCGCCAGGCATCCAGCAGTTCGTCGGCGAATATGGCATCGGGCTTAACCGACTTAACTGCCTGGATCATGTCTGCTTTGGTGCCGGACACTTTCAGCGGCGTCGGTTTCTGCGCTTCCTGTGCGACCAAATCAGGATTGATGATCGCTAATTGCTCGAGTAGCGCATCACGGCTGCCGCTGGTTTTAACCGGCACGGGCAGGGTGGCGTTGTACTCTTTAATGCATGCCTTCATTGCCGTTGCTGTCTGCTTCTGGCCTTCTTCAATACGCTGGTACTGAGCAGGGAGATCCATATAGCTTTGAGCCGTTTCTTCCAGGCTGGCGCCAAGCGGCACTGGAGCGGGAAGGGACGCGTTATGTTCTTCAAGCAACGCTTTAATCTCGTCTGCGCCCAGCAGCGTCGGCAGGCTGGCGTTGTACGCGTCAATGAACTCGCGCAGGGTTGCGGTGGTGGTGAAAGCACCCTCCGGGATCTCAGGCTCCACGCTGAACTCTGCATCGAGGGTTTCCGGCTGCAGTGCAAGGGCGTGCACCAGGTTCCCCATATCCAGCACTTTGGATGCTGTGCGCGGGATGGTTTTAGCCACATGGCGCGCATTGAAGTACATCAGGCTGACGCGGGCATCTTTTACCTGAGTTGAGCTAATGCCGTTCGCTGCGTGATAAACGTCATTCGGTAAGCCTTCGTATCGGCCTGGCTCGAAGTAAGCCGGGTATTCGATTACTGGCTCTGACTGCTGCTCTTCCGTCGCTACGGTAACTGCTTGCGTATGAGCTGCATCAGCGCCTTCGCCTGGTTGTACCGGATCAGTATTTTCGACTTTCTCTGGCTGAGTCGTTTCCATCTGCACATCGCTGGTGGTCTCCGCTGTGTTTTCCGTTTTTTCGACTTCGTTCGAGGTGGTGTTGATGACCGGATCGGTATTTCCACCCATAAGACCATCGATGGAGAACATGCCGCTGCCGAGATTTGCAACCTTCGGTTGTTCAACTTGGGCTACGGTCTCAGCAGCCGCTGCAGACAACGGCAGTAACTCCACAGCAGAGTTAAACTCAGCCGTCATGGTTTTATTAACGAACTCAAAATGAGCCGCTGGCGTGTGATGAATGTTCTCTGGTGCGATGCGGATTAGATTGAAGATTGCCGCACGGTTCACCGCCAGTACGCCTGGTTGATTACGCAGGATGGCGCTCCATGACTTCCATGGCTCTTCTTTCTTGGCCACGATTTCTTTGGCGCGTCGTAACACGCTCGAAGGAATTTCGAAGTGATGGAAGTCCATAGGCAGTAGGGCACAGGCAATCTCAAGATCGAGAGTGTCCAATGTGTGATGCGCACCTTCGCCGCGGTCAGTAACATAGCCGCCATCAGCGTTAGTGCCTGAATCAGTACGTTGCACGCTGCTGATGAGGTTTCCGGCTGCCCATTCGCGAACGAGAATGCCGCGGTCAATATAATCAGTCGCCGCCCAGATTCTGGTGAAACGGAGAACCAAAGCGAGTTCGTGGCGCTTCTCCTGGCTGAACACCTTGCGAATGGCGTCGGTATAGCGCCACAGGTTTTTGGTATCGTAACCCTTCACCTCTTCGCAGTTTTCTGCCGCCAGCAGAAGGTTCTGGACATAGCTGTTGTCAGTGTCCATCTCCAGCGCGCTGATACCTTCGTATTCTTCGCGGGTTAAGTGGTGACGCAGTTCGTCCGCGGTGAACTGGGCGAGTAGCTGCTTGCGGAAGGGCATCCTAACGACCGGATAACGAGTGGTTTCGTCATCATTCTCGTCAATCTGGATACCGTTATCAGGTTCTGGAGCCTGATCGGTTGTAATGCCGGTCTCGCTGGTGATTTCTGATTTGAGAAGATTAAGCTTTCCGCTTCTCCACTCTTCAACTAACTGATTGCTGTTGCCGGCATCTGCTCTCGCCCAGTCAGCCATGAATGCAGCGATAACTTCAGCTTCGTGCGTTTTATCTGGCGCGAAAACCTGCTTTATCGCCTGAACCAGTTTCCACTCAGCATTCAGGCTGAGTTCGGCAACTTCAGGGATGTCGTTCTTCGCCAGCAGCAGGTTCTGGAGATAAGTGTTGCCTTCATCCAGTGACATTTTGCTAGCAGCCAGCTGCTGCTCTTTACTGATGTATGACTGGTATTTGTCGTTGGTCAGGTGGACGGCAAAACGGACCGCTGGAGTGCGGTTTTCAAGCGGGACACTCTCGACGGAATTTTCGACATTAACGGACGTTTCCGATGCCGCGGTGTTGTCCATGGCTCCAGTAGACTCAGCACCAGCCTTTGGCAGCCAGGTGCGTCCATCGTCCTGCAGTTCGTAACGTTTGCACCAGGTGTAATCCACGGTGCTTTCTTCCGGGAGGTCGTTATACACCGGAAAATCGGTGCGAACAGGTTTGGCGTAATCCTTACCGCGTCCGGTTTCAATACCAGCATCTTCTAACTCAACATCGAGTTGCAGGTTGGCACGGGCTTCTGATTTCGCAGTGAACCAAATCACTGCGTCTTCTTTGCCAGATTTCTGCGTAGCCTTCACTACATAGAAAAATTCCATGTGAGATCCTCTTTTTTGGATGTAAGATCCCCGGGCCAGAGATAGCGCCCATTGGGTGAACTTTGGTTTTTTAAGTAGTTTTCCGGTGTAACTTTGGTCGGGAGCACCGGACGTACGGGCCGCCTTGCGCGGCTTTTACGTTATGCCTCGTGTGCCATCTGGTCGTACGAAGCACAACGTTCAGAGCAGTATTCTTTTTCTTTGCGCGCCAGCTGTGAGCCGTTGCGATAGAGAAGGGTACTTTTGACTACTTCCTCCGGTTCAACCGGCTTGCTGCAGTACCCGCATTTCGTTGAGTTACACATCTGGATTCCCCTTTTGCGCCAGCAGATAGCACAAGCGGCGAAGAATCACCTCGAAGAAGTTCAGCTTTACGGCCTGCTGCCGTCCTGGTTTGCGTGCGAAATCAATCATTCTCACCCTCGTTTGCCTTATCGCCGGCCAGCGGAACGTTTAAACCTGATGCGCGTTAATCTCTCCACCTCATCCGACTGTTCATATGCCGTCGGCGGCTACTTCGTGGGCATCCTGCCTTGGTGGAACGTGATGCGTCTTGGTGAGTTAGATTAAATCACTGGTTTATATTGATGTCAACTAATGGTTAATATTGATTGTAAATCTTAGGTTTATATAGCTGGATTTTGTGGCGCGTCTCCCGAATTGCAGGCAAAAAAAATCCCGACGCCAAGGTCGGGACGGGGGAGTTCTGGGCGTTAGTTTGGCGAATGAGCTGGTGGGTGAGGGTATAAAAATCCCGGCGCGGTGGCCGGGTTACTTGGAATGTTCACGCAGGTAGATAAAGATAGGATTGAGGTGGTTTGATGTTACACCCTAAATCTGAAATCGGAATGGGCTCTTGATAGCGCTCAACTTCTCCGATTTTTATTGCGTACGCCTTGTCTCTTCCTGAGTAGTAGCTATCAAAAAACTGCTTCGAAATGCCGGCATATTTTTTTGTTTCTTTCCAAAGCGACTCAGGCTCACCGGAAAGTATCGATTCAATCTGGAATTGGCCTACTACTTTACCAAGGGGCATTGTCGCATAGATCACAACAATACTGATTTCTTGATTTTTGAAGATCCCTTTGCGAAATTCAAATCGCTTGGTCCCGTCCAAAATTTTTTCAGCGAATTCTGGTTTAATGGACAATAAAACTTTCATTTACGTGACCTAACTGTATGATCTTGGAAAACTGCTCTTCGGTAAGTTCAAAATGACTCCATCTAAAACCACGAGTTCCATTTAAACCAACCTGATCTATTAGGGTAGCACGATTAGGGCGTTTCGGTAAAGATATGTTATAAGAAAAGCGGATTACATATGGATAGCGCTTATCCCTATAATAACCTCTAAGTTCTTCTTCGGAAAAGACGCTAAAGCGAAGGCAATATTCTACAAAACTATCTTCATCTCTAAAATCATTTATATTTCTTACTGATTCGACGACGCAAATTGTTGTGGCAACGGCGCGATAATGTGCAGGTCCATTGCCATCACCAGTGCGGTAAATTACGATGATGTCACCTCTGGCCATGCGATTTACTGTCGGCATCCCGCAAATATAGATCTTATGAATACTGTTTGCGTGAGAAATATCCTTAACGATATCAGGGGACTCATTTATTAATTTTGAATCTGGAAATAATCTAGTATGGTATTCAGGATAAATGGCTAACAAGTATTTATTGGAGTCGCCGATTAATATCCTTGGGTAATCTAAAAGTATATCGCCGTACACGTCATGTAAAGAACGAGCATATACATATTCTTTACCATTTTGAGTTTCTTTTTCACCATGTACGTAAAATCCGTACGTCTGAAATAATTTTATAAGATGAGCGTGTTTATCAAAAACAGTAACATACATATCATCAGAACCTGATGAGAAGGCATGGTCAAAAGCCTTTTTTAAGAATCTCTGGCCTCTGAGCGTACCTTTTGATTCAAACTTAAAAGTCCCAATCTTTAAGTGGCGTCCTTCAGGCAGTTTGGGTTTAATATCTTCGGCATCGTCATTCTCTTTGAGATACATAAATCCTTCAATTTTGCGATGCTCATCATAAAGAACATATGCGGATTCATTTGCATCAGCTTTCTTCCTGAGCCAGTCAGGAAACTCCTTATAATCCTCTTTTAAGGAGTCAAAGAAAGGGTCGTTGTGATCAAAATCAGAAAATTTCTCATACTTTAAGCTGTCCATGTTTACTCCATGTGTAATCGGAAAACGTAAGCCAATAACGATCTATGAGTTATGCCGATTTAGAACGTTAATCATCACCCTTGATACGCCGGCCCATGTACTTAGCATACAATTCGTCAAGTTCCTTCAAGCGTAGCGATACAATCCGCAACATATTTTTCTGTTCTTCTTCTGGTAACTGACGGTAAAGCTCCAGCAAGCGTTTTTCGTCAGGCTTAAGACCATCTTTCTCGCCAACGTCCTCACCGAGTAACCAGGCGACAGAGATGCCTACAGCGTCGGCTATGGCCAGTGCCGATCTCTTACTAATCACGCCCTTTTTGAACCAGCCGTTTACGGCCTGAGGGGTGACTCCAGCTATCCGTGCCATGTCTGCTTTGGTAACGCCGCGATCATTGATCTCAGTAAGGCGTTCAACCAGAACGAGGTTGGGTTCTTCTTTTTTCATAGAGTCATTGTAAATATTTGGTTTACACACACAATAAATCCAAGATTTGCATGTAATGTAAATCTATGGTTTACTTCAGCTGTCAATTAGCAGGAGAAGCACATGTCCGCACTCGATAAAGCAATTAAAGCCGCTGGCTCTGCCAGAAAGCTCAGCATCGCGCTTGGTGTGACGAGTATGTCTGTAAGTCATTGGAAAAATCGTGACCAAGGGATCGTCCCGCCAAGCTATATCTTCCCAATTTTCAAAATGACAGGCGTAACCCCCCATGAACTGCGCCCAGATCTCTACCCAAACCCAAGTGACGGTTTACCTAAACAGGAGCCTTAACAATGCAAACTGTTTCATTTCAACAGAGTAACAGAGCTTCCTCTAATCCAATGATATTCCCGTGTCATCAAAGCGAATCTACAGCGCAGGATATTGCTCATCGTGATCTCTGCTCTGCGGTCCGGGCGTGGGCGGCAGCAGAAGGGCGCGTAGCTGTAGCACTTCAAATCCAAGAGGCGGCGGAAGAACTTCAACTTGATGGCGTGGATTTGTCAGGCCAGGCAGATGTCTGGAACGTGAAGCTGTTCCGATGGCTGGACAACAAAGAAGACTCTGCATCTTACCGTAAGAACGTCGAACAGCTGATGCCCGCGATCATGTCTGTACTACCGCTTCGATACCGCGACCGTGTTGTGAAGAACGACTCGTTTGCACATCGCATGGCCAGATTAGAAAAAGAGGTAAGTGAGGCGAAGCAAGCTCTGATGCTCGATGCACCAAAGAAGGAAAAGCTGAAGGAGTTAGGCGAGGGGATTTTCGAAATGTTTAGAGTCGATCCGGATCTTACAGCGCCGCTGTTGGCGATGGTCACAACCATGCTGGTGGCAATGTGAAGGCTTCAGAAAAGGCGAAAGCCGCGGTGCTCGAACACCAACGGCTTTCAGGTGCAAAAACGGAGTGTAATTGCGGAGCTAAGTATGTCAAATACAGCTGAAATTATCAATTTCCCCCATCGAACCGAACAAGCGGGAGGTCGTATGGCCGACCTGTCGAACGGGTATACCAAGGTCGCTAACGAGATCCAACAGCTCAAGCCTCGTCTGAGAATGTCAGGCCGGGAGTGGCAATGTTTTGAAGCGGTGATCTGGCTTACCTACGGCTGGAACAAGAAACAGGACCGTGTTACGAACACGGTGATCGCCGAGCTTACAGGGCTGAGTGATTCCCACGTTTCTGATGCGCTCAAATCACTTGCAGAACGCAAAATCATCTTCAGTCAGAAGCAGGGCGTGATGAAAACGGTCGGTATAAATACTGACCTTTCTGCCTGGATTTTAGACAAACCGAAAACGGGAAAAGTCTTCCCGAAATCGGGAAAAGCGTTACCGAAAACGGGAAAAACCTTCCCGGAAACGGTAGACACCCAAGACTATAACAAGAACAATATTAAAATATCCTCGTCTCGGAATTCTGACGAATCCCGAAACCAGAAGACTCAAAAGTTTCTCTCACGCCATCCAGAAGCTGCCGCCGGGATATACACCCCGGCAGGTAAATCATGGGGATCCGCTGACGACCTCAAGGCCGCTCACTGGATTTACGACAGGCTGCTCACCGTCAACGCTTCGCTATCCGAACCAAACTGGGCTGAATGGGCAAACACCATCAGGCTGATGCGTGTCCAGGACAAGCGTACTCACTATGAAATCTGTGATCTGTTCCAGTGGGCCAATCGGGACGAGTTCTGGAAAGACAACATCCTGAGCCCTTCAAGTCTGCGCAAGCAGTGGGATCAGCTTTCCACCAAACGGCTGCGCGCAACCGGAACGGCAAAACCTTCCCGGGGCGGCATCGACCTGCATAACACCGACTGGATTGACGGGGTGCTGGAATGAAAAACCTTGCCGAGAACATTCGTAATTTTGACCGGGAACAGGCGCGCCGCGTAGCGCACAACCTGCCTGAGCAGTACACCGAGCGAGAACAAACGCAGCAGGTGGCGCAGATTATCAACGGGCTGTTCGTACAGCTGGCGGCCGCATTCCCGGCAAGCCTGGTCAATCGTAGTCAGGAAGACGTGAACGAGATCCGCCGCCAGTGGGTGCTAGCCTTCAAAGAAAATGGGATAACCAGCATGGAGCAGGTTGAGGCCGGCATGCGAGTGGTTCGGCGACAGGAGCGTCCATTCCTGCCGTCACCTGGCCAGTTCATCAAGTGGTGCAGGGAAGGGCACTGCGTGCTGGGGATCACTACCGCTGACGTCATGGCTGAGTACTGGAAGTGGCGTAAGCTGGTGTTTCGTTACCCGAGTAGCGAGCAGTATCCGTGGCCGAAGCCGGTTTATTATCACATCTGTCTGGAGTTGCGGCGCCGCGGAACCGATGGCCAACTGAGCCACAAAGAGCTTGAGCGTGAAGCTGGCGAGATTATGAATATGTGGGAAAGGCGGGTGGTGGCTGGGAAGCCGATTCCACCTGTTCGACGGGCGCTGGCCGCGCCAGTGGCTCCGAAGGGGCCAACGCCTGCAGAAATTCTCAAAGCCAAGTACGAGCGCATGAAAGCTGGTGGGAGGATATAGCGATGAGATGATCCGTTGTGAGTTAACAGCGTTTGTTAAAGTAAATGAATAAAAATTATAGTCTTTCAACTTCCATCTAATAACAACACCATACCTATGGTAATTGTGCCCACGAAATGTAAAAATTGACTAGGTTGAAGCAACCTCATAAAAGAGTCCGTTGATAAGTTTGTCTGATACTAAAACCGGAATGGTTATGAGCGATAAACTAGGGTTCTTTAACTATCAAAATTTGAGTTCTGCCGTCTATTACTAGATAGGGATTACCTTATGTCTCTCCGCTTAAGACAAACATTTAATCTTTTTCCTGGTGTACGCCTTAACATTGGTAAACGTGGCGTAAGCGTGAGCATTGGTGTGCCGGGGGCAACACTAAATGTTGGACAAAAAGGAATTAAAACTACGATAGGGTTGCCTGGATCAGGTTTGTCGTATTCATCAACTCTTTTACCCTACGAGAATAAGCGACCAGTAACAAATCCATTCAATCCAAACACTAATGAATCTCATTTAGATGAGCCTAATACCACACCCAATAACACTCCATTAAACGCCAAAGTTTATCTGCCGCAAGCTGGCATGAATGAAATTTCTAGCGCTTCTGTTGAGGTTCTGACAAGTACATCTCTTTTACCTTTACGAGATTTGATTGCCAAAGCACGCGAGCAAAAAGCCGAGGTAAAAGCTGACTTACAAGAAGCGCTAGCAGAGGAATCGAAACAAAAGAGTGAATTGGTTCGTCGAAAATCAAGTCTGTTCCGTTGGTTTTACAAGCGCCGAATTGCTGAACTTGAAACAGAACTTCCTCAATTGAAAGCAGAAATTGATCGCCTCATATCCTGGGAAGACAACACCAAAATTTCGATAACTTTTGAAAGCAGTGATGCTTCGCAGCGAGCATATGCTGCAATGGTAAGAGCCTTCGACGCTTTAAAGTCAAGTAGCAAAATATGGGATATTACGGCGGATAGGGCTACAGACCAATTTGCCGAAAGGACATTAGCTACGAGAACTGTGAACCGATACCCCGTTAACTTCGATTTCAGTTCAACTGACATCATTCAGTTCGCAGGGCGAGCGATGTGGTTTGAAAATATCAATGGTGATGATATTTTGCTCTACCCTGGTGTTGCTGTCCTTCCACGTGCCGATGGTGCCTTCGCTCTGATTGATTTACGCGAATTAGAAATCAAAGCAGAACCTCGGGGATTTCATGAAGAGGATGGTGTACCGATTGATGCCAAAGTTGCCGGTCATACATGGGCAAAAACGAACAAGAATGGCTCTCCAGACCGCCGATTTAAGGACAATTATCAAATCCCTATCTGTATTTATGGGAATATTACTTTTCAGTCTCAATCCGGAGTTACTGAAGAATACATGGTATCAAATGCAGAAGCCGCACTTGCCTTTTCAGAGGCTACGAAACGCTACCAACTGTCACTTAACGAATAGGAGATGATTTAACATCTGCTGATGTCTCTATCGCTTCCCTCCTTCTAGTGTCTGATCATAAAAACTCATATCAGGCGAGCTAGTAACTCACTGATTATGACGTGGCGCTTTTGTGTCATGCTGAAAGACCTACTTCTATGTCTCCTGAAAGCCTGCTTGCCCTCAGGCTAAACGAACCTTAGAAAATTCTATGGCGAAATAGTCACATAAGTCTTCTCCACGTGTGTTATAACCGAGTTTCAAATCGCCACCACTGGCGGTTAAGAGGCATCTCATGAAACTACGTATCACAAGAGCAATCGGCCTCAGCAAGTTCTCGCCACGTTGGGTTAAGGTTATCTGTTTACGATTGACTAAAAATGATATTGAACGTTCCCTCAATGCACTTCTCGCCACAATTGATGAATCTGAACTCTCTCCGGATCAAGTCAAAGCATTGAGGGAATGCGTTGACAGAATTAACCTGGCAAGGGGGAAGGGTATGCAGGCGTGAGCTCGTTTGATAAAAGGTAAGCCAGCACTGTATATGCGCGGCACGTTTGCTGCGCAAGTATCGCTGACCGTTCGATACCAGCTGAGCTTTTAGAGCCAAATTTAATTGGATCAATGCTGGTGGGAGGGGATAGAGATGAACTGGTTCCTGTGAGCGAAAATGAGGCCAACAATCTAAGCCTGCTCGGTTTACCGCATCTTACTGAGTACTGAAGCATTGCCTTTGCACCCGCCGGGCCCGCTGACTTTTCCCTATGTATTAGTTCACCCGCTTCCAGCTTGACACCCACCGAGTATGACTGCGTTAATCCTATGAAAAAGTAATAAGTCTACAAGTTCTTTTTAACATTCGCTGAATTCATTAGATTCTGGCCAGAAGATCTTCAAATATCCATTTTTATCATATTTTGAAAAAAGATTGCCCTGGAAGCAAAATATCCCAGCGGATTCGAGCCACATCCATTCTTCTGTCTGCTCGACTCCTGTAGCACAGATTCTTATTTCCAAAAGTTCACAGCAGCGGATTAAGCTTAGGAGTATAGCCTGCTTGGAACCATCTTTATGTATATTGTGTATCAGTTGCGGGTGTATTTTGAGCTTCTCAGGCTGGAATTTCGAAAGAAACAATAAGCCTGCATTACCCATACCAAAGTCATTAATAGCAACGCTTAATCCGCAACTTTTGAGTATCTGCACTGAATGCGCGAACTCATCAATTTCAGGGATTATTTCGCTCTCTGAAAACTCAACTATAACTTGTTCTGGGTATAAGTTACTTTCTCTGATATAATCGAGCAATATTTCAATCGCATCAGGCACCCTCAGTAAGGTTAAAGGCAGGAGTGTTATTGATACTCGTTGTGAAGAGGTAATGAAACTCCCTACGATTTTTAACAAGTCTCTCTTCGATTCCAAATCAAAAAATAAATTATTGGCTTTAATATCGCCTTTATCTGATTTTGCACTCAAGACAAAAGAATGAATTTGAGCAGCCAGAGGGTCTATAACTGCATGCATGTCTTCGATAATATCGGGATCAACCGATGATACATTTATTTGATCGGATGAAAAAAACCAACTGAATCTATCAGGAAGTTCATAATAGCTGTCTGTCTCAGCAGAATCTATAAATGTACGGAAAAACCGTAATGCTCTGTCGTTGTAAAGCAATTTATGTTGGGTTGTTCCACGTTGAAGAACCCTGTCCAGACACTCTTCTTTACTGAATAGTCTTATATCAATTAATTCCATGCCTGAGCGACCAAATCGTCGATAGGGGGCATAATCGGATAAGAGTTCTACAATGTTAAAGTGAAGTGCATCCATACAAATTTTTTTATAGATTTGCATTACAGCGGTTTCATCTCCTTCCAGAAGCTGTAAGAAATGAACGCCATTAAAAAGTAAAACACCAGTTACCCCCGCACGTTCATTTCGGGAATTGGCTTCACTAACCATGTCAACTATGGATTGAATTGGTGTATCAGCTCGCAGGTGGCTTCGGTAGATGAGAGTGGTAAGCATAGTTGCACACTTTAAAGGATTTTCTACTAAAGTAGCATGCGAAAGGTCAGTTAGGGCTATTTAACTGAAAAATTTACAAAAAAGAGTCCGGTAACATTAAAATTGTCCATGAAGAGTAAAATGCTTCACAAAAAACCATTCAATAACCGTGGTTAAAGCCCGCGAGATATGTTTGGCTCTGCAACATAAAAATTGCCTGGTATGCGCACGTGACAAAGTAAAAATTGATTCTAAGATTTTGGTAGTGAAAATGATTACATGGAGTTTCGAATGGTTTTTATTGCGGCTTTAACTTTATCTTTTCTTCTGTGTGTAGCGGGCCTTATCTTCATTTTGCTGGAGTTAGTTAGCATAGGCTGCAACCCTGAACGACATTGAACAATACGTGCAAGAAATCCAGCAAAATCATTGATTGAAAGGCTCTTGACCTCAAGTTAACTTGAGCTTTTAAGATGGCGATTCTGGAGATAGTCAAAGGATTAGCCTAATGAAAGAGATTGATGTCGGTTTTACGCACGTTGCGTTTGTTGTTAGAGATTTGGAAAAAAGTATCGATTTTTACGGCCGTTATGCTGGCATGGAAGTCGTACACAGGCGAGAGCCTGACCTTCCGGAGGCACGTAAAGTCGCATGGTTAAGTGACCGAACTCGCCCTTTTGCGCTTGTCCTTGTCCAGGTTGATGCTGTGACTGACACCCCTTTAGGTAATTTTGGTCACTTGGGAGTAGCTTGTTCAAGCATTGAAGAAATCGACAATAAAGTAGCGATGGCCAGAATGGAAGGCATCTTGCGAAAAGAACCGGCTCAGGCAGGCGAACCGGTAGGTTATTATGTCTTCTTCGCTGATCCTGATGGCAACACACTCGAACTTTCTTATGGTCAGAAAGTCGGGATCGAGGCTTTCCGTCAAGATGATAGAGTGCCTGCATCTCAGTAAATTTCGATAACCGGTTGGATTACATTACGCACTGGTAATGTTTCATGTCGTTTTAGAGCTTGCTGACAAATTTGTTGCTTAGTAACAGCAAGCTCCATAATAGCCTTTACGAATTTTCATTTTATAAATCTCATATCGAAACCACAATTTAGTAGTGAAACTGCACTAAACTCCTCTGAAATCTATTCAACATAACTATTGTGTAGACCACCAAATCTGAGATCTGTCCCAAATCGTTCTTAAAACCGATACCTGCAAGCTTGGAAGCGCTCCATCCTTCTAACACTCTTTAATCGTTGCAAAATCCGTAAGATACGTTTATAAATATACTGTATATACATACAGGTGTTTGTTGCGGAGGGAAAAATGAAAATCGAGTTAGCCATTGATCGCATGAAGAAACTTCCTGATGGAGCTATACCTGCACTAGAGTCAGAACTGCTCAAAAGGCTCAGCAAGCAGTTTGATAATTGTCAGCTAACGATCAAGCGTGCCAGCAATGATGGGCTGTCTGTTTTCGGGGGTGACAAGAAAGAGGTTGAGCATATCTTGCAGGAGACCTGGGAAAGCGCGGACGAGTGGTTTTATTAATCGCGTAAATTTCACTGGAGCAGTTTCAAAGAGTATCGCTGTTTGCGTTCCCCTGGCTGTTCCCGATTACTGTTTACCGCGTCAATAAGTCGCTCTGGGGGAAATAGTGTGTAGTGCAGATGCCTTTAATGCAGATGATCAATGGTACGACGTGGTCAGAAGGGCCGATAAAGCAGTTATCTATAGCTTCCCGGCTGAGGGCAGATATCTGGTTTATCGAGTAAATGGAATAGTTTCATTACGACCGTTGCTCGAAGAGGAAGAAATATTCACTCTCAACGGGTTTATGCAATTTGCAAAACGACTGGGGTACCGAGTTACACCACCGTCTGATATTATTATTTCATAGGCCTGAACAACCTATACCTGATGCGCCACGGAGAGAACCATGGCGCTAGAATTACAACTTATCAAACACCACTCAGGAATACTGATCCCGGCTACGCCTGAGACCAGCGATATCCTGCAATCCAAAACCCGGCTCGGCGATGTTCTTGTTGCCGAGTTCAGGCGGGTACGTAACCCGGCATTCCATCGGCGCTTTTTTGCGCTTCTTAATCTCGGTTTTGAATACTGGGAACCAACAGGCGGGGCTATCTCGAGTAACGAGCGGAAGCTGATTACCGGCTACGCCAAGTTCCTGGCTTCGTATGCCGGCAATGAGGGCGCGCTGATCGATGCTGCTGAGCATTATCTTGAGCAGGTTGCTTATCGACGCGTCACAAATGGCATTAGCCTGTGTAAATCCTTCGATGCTTACCGCTCATGGGTAATCGTCGAGGCAGGGCACTTTGATGCCATTCAGCTACCTGACGGCACACTCAAAAAGCATCCTCGCAGCATTTCATTCGCCAACATGGACGAACTAGAGTTTCAGCAGCTTTATAAAGCAGCGCTCGATGTACTCTGGCGCTGGATATTGTCAAAAGCGTTCAGGGACCAGCGCGAGGCGGAGAACGCCGCTGCTCAGCTTATGAGCTTCGCGGGGTGATGGGGATGAAGCATAGCTGGTTCCATCATACCGATTGCACAACCCAGCAGGCCGAAGAGCTAATGGCGGAATACCAGCGCCGCGGCGTAATGGTAGAGCGCAGCCTGAACTCCGATTATCTCACCTGGACCGTCAGCGCCCGGCTGCCTGAAGGCAATAAACCGCCGCGTATAAATCGCCGGTGGCAAAACCGGATATGGGGGTGAGCATGGCTATTTATCGCAGCAAAAAATGGCTCGCCGCCGTCGGGCAGATCGAGCGTTGTGTTCTTTGTGGAGCATGGGGAACGCAGGTGGCACACCGGAACGAAGGGAAAGGCATGGGATTAAAAACCGATGACTGTGCGACAGCTGCGCTCTGCGTTTGCTGCCATGACAGCATTGATAACGGGAATAAGCTGAACAGAGATGAGCGTCGGCAGCTTATGGACCGCGCGATTGTTCTGACAGTGATTGAAGTTGCCCGCCGCGGGCTGGTGGTGCCCGCATGAAAATTTACGAAACTACGCCGATTGGCAAACCCCGAATGACTCAGCGTGATCGATGGCATAAACGGCCAGCAACAGCAGCTTACTGGGCATACAAAGAACAGGTACGGTTGCTGGGCATCTGCCTGCCAGAATCTGGATATCACGTCACGTTCGTTATCCCCATGCCAAAGAGCTGGAGTAAGACGAAGCGGGCGCAATATGTTGGCCGGCCTCATCAACAAAAGCCGGACAAAGACAATCTGGAAAAAGCTCTGTTGGATGCAGTGTTTGACGAGGATAGCCATGTCTGGGACGGGCGGGTTACGAAAATCTGGGGAGAAACCGGGCAAATTATCATCGGGGAGGCCACATGAAGCCAGAAACGCTTGAGGTAATCCGCGCGCGCTGGCAGCGCCTTCGAATTTACCGCTACCGGGGATCGGTGCTGGTGGATTATCGCATCTTCCGAAATTACATCAGAATTGAATCGAAGCAGAGGGGCACATGAAACTAGAATCAACATTAAAACACTTCAGCCCTCAGGGAATGCACATCAGCGATAGTGTAAAAAGTACTTCTCCGGATCGCCTCAACGGCACCGATGTAATGGTGGCCATTGGTACCACCAGCAGTCGTGCGCGATTCGGCTTGGCTGCCTTCTTCGGTAAAGCGGGAATCAGCAAAACGGATGAACAGCTCGCAGTTCAAGCGCTGGCGCGATATGCGATGGATGTCGCACCGAAGAATGTTCGCAAAGCAGCTGGTGAGCAGTTCGGATGGTGTATGCAGATGCTGGCACAATTTGCCTTTGCTGATTACTCACGTTCTGCGGCTACCAGCGTGACGTGTCACAGTTGCAGTGGTACCGGGTTTATCTCCGAGAATGAGGATGTGGTTAAACATCCTGGTATTTTCGACGCCGACGGTGCCGAAGTGGCGGCCCCGAAGATTAAAAATGAGCTGGTGAAAAGGGTTTGCAGAACATGCGGAGGGAAGAAAGTGATCCTTGCCCGGTGCAGGTGTGGTGGTAAAGGCGAAGTGTTGGACCGCAAAGCGACTAAAGACCGCGGCGCGCCGGTTTTCAAAACTTGTGAACGGTGCTCTGGTAATGGCTTCTCTGCTATCTCCTCGGCGACGGTACACCGTGCCATTCTGAAGCGTCTCCCGGACCTGCATCAATCCTCATGGTCGCGTAACTGGAAACCATTCTTTGAAATGCTGGTGGACACGCTGCGCCAGGGTGAGCGTCACGCTGCTAAAGAATTCGAGAAGGCAACAGCTTGCTAATGTGATCGGAACAAATGGCGACACTTTTTTGCACGTAAGTGTTGACTTTGCATAAAAGTGTCCCGTATGCTTTCCAACGTGGGTTATTACGCCTACACCATATCATACACGCTTCTGCGCGGTTTTTTGTGAACTCAAAAATAGATGAGTTCCATCGATATGTAATACAATTGCTTGATTACCTTATTGAGGGTCGAGCAAATGTACATTTTTGAATTGGTAAAACCGGGCAGCCGTATTAAGTCTGAAGATAGAGAGTTTGCTTGGAAATTTGAGAGCCTGCTAAGGCATTTGGAAACTGCTTTCTATGACGCAAATATTTCGTTAAATTTTTTTGAGCATGAAAGAAACTCTCAATCGCATCGCGATGCTTTATCACACGAACAGTGGACAAGTGATTTCCAAAGACGACAAATCTTAGAGCAACAGGTACGTGAGGAGTTTGGTTATCAACCATATGAAAATCAAGATGTTGTAAGGTTTGAAGCTGAAGTTCGATTAAAAAGAGAAAAGTGGGGACGCGGTAGTATTCCTTTGAATCACCAGCATCAGTTTATCTTTTTGCATGCTAAATCTTTTCTGTATGCGATGGATACTATCGACAAGTTTCTGAAAGTTTTATCCGAAGAACCTGGTTCCCCCCACAAAATTCGAGATTTACATGCCCAAATTGGAAAAGATTTCCCTGATTTACGAGCTGTAAGAAATTCTGCCCAGCATCTTGAAGATAGAGCTCGTGGACTTGGCGCAGGCCGAGTACCTAAACCTTTAGAATTAAAACCATTAGATAATGGGTTTATTAATGCTCCTCAAGGAGCGCTGATGCTTAATAACTTATTCGGTACCAAATTTGGATGCACCATGGCAGATGGACACTATGGTGAAGTTGATATATCGGCTGAATCATTACATAAATTGCAATTAGTAATTCAAGAAGTTTTCAATTCTTTTGAATGGGAAGGTCCTAAAGATCACCTTCCAAGATAAATTTTTATAAGATGGAAACTAAGGATGCAAATGAAGGGTGTTTTTTAAGCGCCATTAGGCTATGAATGTTTATGGTAAAATAATTAACAGGCTATGTGCTTGAATTCTCCGAATAGAGTGGATGCGATGAATTATCTGTTAATTGAAGGTGCGTTCCAGTCAACTTCTCTCTGCAGGTATGCACACGTCTTTGCTGACTGGGGTAAAGACACCGGGAGGCACCCGGCACCATGACAACAACAATACAGTTTCAAATTCCTTGAGAGCCTGCCGCAAAATGCAGGCTTTTTTTTATGTATTTGCTAACTGCTGCTACGCTTTAAGTTGTGAAAGTTACTGAATGCTAGGTGGTTCTCCTGAACCAAACGTGAATAAGCCGATACAGTTTCACTACTGAGCATAGGTACTACTCGCACCTACCTTACCAATAGTCAACTCATTAGCCCGCCTTCAAAAGCGGGCTTTTTTTATTCACTCAAATCTTCTGAATGGGGTGGGCATAATTAGAGGTGGATGAATGTCTCAATGCGTTTCTGGCACTAATGTCTTGACTAGTGGCATTGGTAGCCAGATGTAAGCACTAAAAAGTGCGGAGAACGACATCAATCCTCTCCGCATTAATAAAGCCAGTGCATGCCCGCTTGTATGTCTTATATCCCTAAGAAGATTTTCTTTAACTTAACCCAAATGATAACAATAAATAACTATTTGAATAGTTGATTATTTTAATGGGTTAAATAGCTCTCTTAAGGATTATTTAATTTATTGCACTCCTCATGAGAAGGGCGCTCAAGCAGGTTTAGATCATCATAAGGTTGCCGTTTGGCAGCCTTTTTTATTTCTAGCAACAGCACCCGCACTTAGCGAGGTGAGAGACCATGAAAATGAATGATTCAGGGAACATCTTCACGCAGTTCTTCGCGTGGGTAGCAGCTCTGGCGTCAGCCATTGGATTTACCACTCAGGATCTGGTGTTCATGTTCTTTGGCGCTGCTGGTCTGCTTATCTCGCTTGCCTCCTACATTAACGGGCGGGTAGATGCAAACCGCAGGCGTAGAGAGGATGAGAAGCGAACAAAAATGGTCAATGACTATCTGAAAGGTGTTGGTGATAAACCCCTTCACGAGCGTCCTGCTGCTGCAAGCGTGGTCGTTGAGGCCTTACAAAAGGAAGGTGAGTGATGGGATCCAGAACAAAGTTGAGTACCGCAGTTCTGGGGCTGATACTAGCTGGTGCTCCTGCATCCGTAATCCTCGACCAGTTTCTGAATGAGAAAGAGGGTAACAGCCTCACGTCCTACAAAGATGCTGGCGGTATCTGGACTATTTGCCGCGGCGCAACGATGGTTGATGGTAAACCGGTTGTGCAGGGCATGAAATTGACTCAGGCCAAATGCAATCAAGTGAACGCCATCGAACGCAATAAGGCTCTGGCGTGGGTTGACCGCAATATTGCGGTACCGCTTACCGAACCGCAGAAAGCTGGGATCGCATCCTTCTGCCCGTACAACATCGGGCCGAGTAAGTGCTTCCCGTCCACGTTCTATAAGCGCATTAATGCCGGTGACCGCCGCGGGGCATGCGAGGCAATCCGCTGGTGGATTAAAGACGGTGGTCGCGATTGCCGCATGACTAAAGGTCAGAAGAACGGCTGCTACGGTCAGGTGGAACGGAGAGACCAGGAAAGCGCGCTGGCGTGCTGGGGGATAGACCAGTGAAAATTAATCCGGGTATTATCGGCGTTGTCATTATTGCTGGCCTTTCGGTCGCCCTCGTTAAGAGCTGCTTGGAGGCCAGTAATCTTCAAAGCGAAAACGACGTTCTGCGAAGTGACAATTCTCTGCAGGGGCAGGTTATCGCTACCCAGGCATTCAACTTCAATCGATTCAATCAGGTTGCAGAACATGCCAATAGGCTCAACTCCCTGATTGACACCAGCACCGAAGAAACCGTAATCGAATACCGGGAGATTCTCCGCCGTGAAAAAACCTGTGATCTGCCTGTTCCTGCTGACATTGCTGGTGGGCTGCTCAAATACGCGCACCGTTTACGTGCCAGCGCCATGCACACCGATTCCAATGGACCTGACACAGCCGATGATCGTGCCGTTGCCACCAGCTCCATGACGTACTGCCAGGCAGTATTGTGGATTAAGCCGCTATTGGCTGTAATTGAAAAGGGAAACAATAATTTCGCTGGCATAAGGCAGATCGAGTTGGAAAGAAAGAATTAGGGATGGCTCGTCCTTGAGCACACGGGTATTTCTGAACGACGGCTTTACCTGACATAGCAAAGCCACCTTTTAACTTTAGAAAACACACAATATTTAGCAAGCGAAGCGCCACTATCCAAAAAAAAAGCCCTCGCAAGGAGAGCTAAAGGAGTCTCAGTTTCACATGCTCTTTTTATCGATGATTCCCTGGAGTTGGCATTCTCCGCATCAGAGTCCTGAACAGTTTGGCAGTCAGGCAGTAATCAACAAGCATAAGCGCTAGTGATTAAGATAATCCTTACCTAATCATTTGGGCCAGGCAGTAACATCAAATGCTCTGATTATCCATAGGGCTGACATAGCGACTGTAAAGGTATAGAGTTGAGGTGTCTTTATGGAATGAGGATTAACATGAAAGGTAAAGTGATTATCGCTGCTATGGCTTTGGTTTCGTTCAGCGCTGTTGCTGAGGAAGGGCAGTATCTTTCTGACTTCGCCAGTGCAAAAAGCACGTCTAAGAGCTACTCCCAACTGATAAGTCAAAATAAACTACCTGCATGGGTAAAAAGTGGTGGCACAAGCACACCATCAACCGAAGTAACAGTTGCGGGCAAAAAGTATATTGCTCTGTCAGGGTGTAAACCACACAGTTGCCCAGAACAGAATATTGCTGTTCTCTACTCACCTGATAACGGTGATATCCATGGTGTGTTTTCTGATTTCAATGCAGAAAAGAACCAAGAGACATTGACCTGGTTAAACGTGGATCCGATTGATTCTGATGCGATGAAAAATGCGCTTTTCAATCGACTGTACGGCAATTAAATAACCCATGCTTCAAACTGTAATCCACCAGTTTGAAGCTTCAATACACGAATCAATCGTCTCACAGTGTGTTGGTCGCTCACATCGCACCCTCATTCCGCTTAACCTTAGCAATGAATTCCTCTGTGATTGATAGACCCGCTATGATTTCCGAGTTTAAGACGGAAGCACCAAATTTGCTTACAAGGTCAAGAAGAGTTTCATATGTCTGAATCAGTTCCATTAGATCGGAAATCACTAATTGATCATGCTCAGTGCGCAAATGAGACCGGGCAGAGGCTTGATGCACTATCCACTCGAGATTGGCCTTGATTTTCTGTACGTCATCGTAGTTATACATATTTCATAAACTTAAATCCTCATTTCAAGATTTCTTTGAGAAAAAATACTTCATTGCTTCAAATAGTGAAGCTGTGAGTGACGTCTAAAGTTCATTCAGTTTAGAGGTTACAATGGCTAAGCCGGACTGGGGCGAGCTGCAGAAGCGGTTCCTGTCTGATCACGCTGCTACTGGCATATCCCCTAAGGAATGGTGCGAGACACATAACCTTAATTATGTAAGTGCTCGTCGCTATATCAAGAAAACTGCTACGCAAAATACAAAAATTTACCCGCGAAAGATAGCACGCACTGCGCAGAAAGATAAAAGCGCAGATGAGCTGGTGGACATGGGAACCTGAAAGGCGTATGCGATCAGCTGCGGCGCTGGACTCATGCTGGAGGCAAACAGTGGAAAGGGTGAGTAACGCGCCGGGAGATTGAGCGCGAAGTCTGCATGTGGGACCAGAAATGAGCCGATTAACCGCAATCATCTGCGCTGTCGTTATCTGTCTGCTGCTTTCAATGGTTTGGGCGATTAACCACTATCGGGACAACGCCATCACCTACAAAGACCAGCGCGTTAAAGCTATCGAACAACTGACCCTGACGAACGCCACCATCAAAGACATGCAGACTCGCCAGCGAGGTGTCGCTGCGCTGGATGCCAAATACACGAAGGAATTAGCTGATGCGAAATCTCAGCTTGAAGATTTGCAGCGTTGCGTTAGCACTGAAGTGTGGGCTGCACGTCAACGCCAGATGTCCCGCGAATGGAGCGACCGGCACCAGCGGCGTGGGCGATGCTTCCAGCCCCCGACTTACTGACTCCGCTGAACGGGATTATTTTACCCTCAGAAAGCGAATCGCAACAGTGACGAAGCAGGTTGGCTATTTGCAGGGCTACATCAAAGAGCAGTGCTTAAACTAAAGTTACCCTTCTTTTTGCCGATAATACTATCGGTAAATAATGAGGGAATTTTAATGTCTAAAATTTATGCGCGAATGATTAGCCACCCCAGCGGAAACTTGACGTTTCAAGTCAGGGAGCTTGGTAACAACATATGGACAGACAAGCAACTCGGGTTCATTTCAAAGCCTACTGACAACGAAGAATTTATGAGCCGTGTTAATGCTGATTTAGATTTTTTCGCTAAGTCAGGAGTCGAGGTTATATGGTTGACGTGAGTAAAGCCGCGTCGGGGTTTTACATCGCTAACCTTGAGCGATATTGGAGAAGGCTCTCACAGGGTGCCTCTGATAATGCTTTTGAGATATACCATATTAAACTCACTATTGATGCTGGAGGAAGTTATGCATTGCGTTAGGTGTGGATCAGAGCGTATAGATACCAAGAATTACGGGAAGAAAGTGGGTGCCAGCGTTGGAGCAACAGCCGGTGCAGTTGCTGGGTATGCTGGTGCAACTTCTGGTGCCGCCGCAGGCGCAGCAGCAGGAGCTGCGATTGGGTCAGCTGTACCAATCGTAGGTAACATAGTAGGAGCAGCGCTTGGTGGTGTTGCTGGTGGTATTCTCGGTGCGCTTACAGGTGGTGGCGCTGGTGCCGCTGCGGGTTCCATGGCTGGGAAAATGGTTGATGATAACATCTTGGATAACTGTGTTTGTTTAGACTGTGGGTACACCTTTACAGAAAAAGGATAATTATTTTTTTTGAGAAAAATTTATTCTCCATTAAAAAGCCACTTGGTTTGACCCGGTGGCTTTTTTAATGACTTTAATTTTAGGTACAAATTATGGCAAAACCGGACTGGGGCGAGCTTCAGCAACGGTTCCTGTCCGACCATGCCGCAATCGGCGTATCACCAAAGGAATGGTGTGAAGCGCAGGGACTGAACTACGCTACCGCCCGTCGATATATCAAAAAACCTTATGCGCAAACTGCGCAAACTGCGCAAAAATCTGCGAAGAAAAAAATGCGCACTGCGCAGAAAGATAAAAGCGCAAATGAGCTGGTGGATGATGGACTTACTGCTCAGCAGCGCTTATTTGTCGCGGAGTACCTAAAGGATGGTAACGCCACCGCTGCCGCTGCACGTACTGGTTATAGTGACCCAAACTACGGTCGTCAGCTCATAGCGAATCCTAACGTTGCGCAGGCTATTGCGCAGCAGCAGAAAGCCTCCATTGCGCGCACGCTTGGCAGTGCCGATGAGGTCCTCGCGCAGATGTGGCAGCTCGCTACCTTCGATGCAAACCAGCTTTCGCAGTATCGTCGTGGCGCGTGTCGTTACTGCTGGGGTTTCGGCCACCACTACCAGTGGCGGGATGCAGTTGAGTTTGAAGAGAAAAGACTCGAGGCTGTTGAGCGTGACAGACGTGAACCCGAAGATTCCGGCGGCTATGGCTACGACCACAACCGAGAACCAAACCCAGAATGCCCGCGCTGCAACGGTGACGGCATCGGTCAGCCTTATTTCCCTGATACACGCAAACTTCCGTCTGCTTCCAGGCTAGCCTATTCAGGCGTAAAGGTTGGCAAAAACGGCGTCGAAATCACAGCCATCAGTCGGGAAAGAATGTTCGAAGCGGTAATGAAACGCCTTGGCCTGGCTGATAGCGAATTCGCGCAGCGCCTGCAGCAGATTGAAATCGAACGCCGGCTGCTGGAGGTTGAGAAACTCCGTAAAGAGTTGGCCGGTGAGGGGGAGGACGATGAACCAACGCCAGTGCAGATCAATATCAACGTAGTGGATGCGAGGGCAGACGATGGGGATCAGCCCGACACTTAACATTCCTCAGGCGCGCTTCCTCGCGATGCAGCACAAATTCAAAGCCTATGTTGCCGGGTTCGGTTCGGGTAAAACGTGGGTGGGTTGTGGCGGCATCTGCAAAGGGATGTGGGAGCAACCGAAGATTAACCAAGGCTATTTCGCGCCGACGTACCCGCAAATTCGTGACATCTTCTACCCGACGATTGAAGAGGTGGCCTTTGACTGGGGCTTGAGCGTCAAAATCAACGAGGGGAACAAAGAGGTTCACTTCTACGAGGGGCGACGGTACCGCGGGACGACAATTTGCCGTTCAATGGAGAAGCCCGGCTCGATAGTCGGCTTTAAAATCGGTAACGCGATGGTGGATGAACTGGATGTCATGGCGGCAGCCAAAGCACAGCAGGCCTGGCGAAAAATCATCGCCCGTATGCGTTACAAGGTTGATGGGTTGCGTAACGGTATTGACGTAACGACCACGCCTGAAGGGTTCAAATTCGTCTACCAGCAGTTCGTGAAGGCGGTACGTGAAAAGCCAGAGCTTTCTGCTCTGTACGGGCTGATACAGGCCAGCACGTTCGACAACGCGAAGAACCTGCCGCCTGACTACATTCCATCGCTTCTGAGCTCATACCCTGACGAACTGATTCAGGCCTATCTGCGCGGCAAATTCACCAACCTCAACAGCGGGACCATTTATCATACATTCAACCGTAAGCTGAATAACTGTTCTGACGAGATTCAGGATGGGGATCCGCTGTTTATCGGCATGGACTTCAACGTTGGGAAAATGGCCGCGATTGTACACGTTAAGCGAAACGGCCTGCCGCGCGCTGTTCGTGAACTGGTGAAGGTCTATGACACGCCGGCGATGATTAAGCGCATCCAGGAAGAGTTCTGGCGATATGAAGATGGCCGCTATATGAAAAACCGGGAGATTTATATTTACCCGGATGCCTCAGGCGATTCCCGTAAATCCCAGAACGCCAGTAAGACCGATATCGCCCAGCTCAACGAAGCCGGATTCAGCGTCATTGTTGATGATGCCAACCCGCCGGTTAAAGACCGCATTAACTCGATGAACGCCATGTTCTGTAACGCCAACGGCGAACGCCGCTATCTGGTCAACGTCCAGAACTGCCCGGTTTATACCGAGAGCCTCGAGCAGCAAATCTGGGCGGCAAATGGCGAACCGGATAAATCAGCGGATAACGATCACCCCAATGATGCTGGTGGGTACTTCATCGTGAAGGATTACCCGATCGTGAAGCCGGCATACTCAATCACCATGGACACCACTTTCTGATATGGCAAACGACGACATCACCTGGGTTCGACCAGAACACCGGGCGGCTTCTGCTGCCTGGCGGAAATACAGGGACTTTTGCAAAGGGGCCGAGGCCGTAAAAGCGGCAGGTAATAAGTATCTGCCGTATCTCGACCCAACCGATAAATCATTACGCAATAAAAAGCGTAATGAGGACTATCTGAGCCGCGCTGTGTTCTACGCCATTGCCGGCAATACGAAGATCGGCATGCTTGGAATGGCGTATCGAAAGGACCCCACGTTTAACGGTCCTGAAAAGCTGAAATACCTGTTGGACAATGCTGACGGGGCCGGTACCAGCATCTATCAGCAGTCGCAACTGGTGACCGAGAACGTGCTGGAGGTGGCACGAGAGGGGCTTTATGTTGACTACGCAGAAGCATCCGATGAGGCGATCATCCTCCGCTATCCGGCAGAGAACATTATCAACTGGCGAACAAAGCGAATTAACGGACGCGATCAGTTGGTGCTTGTGGTCCTGCGCGAATGCGTTGAAGAGCCGGATGGTTACGCTTACAAGGATGAAATCCAGTACCGCGAGCTGGCGCTGGAAGAAGGGCGGTTCATCTGCCGGGTATGGCGCCGGGCTGGTGGCACTGCAAGCGGAACCTACACTGTTGACAGTGAGTACCATCCTAAGCCGAAAGGAAAGGACTACTGGGACGAAATCCCGTTCACCTTTGTCGGTGCCCAAAACAACGATCCTACCATTGATGATTCACCGCTGGCTGCGCTGGTGGAGATAAACCACGGCCATTATCGAAACAGCGCTGACTATGAGGACAGCGTGTGGTTCTGTGGCCAGGTACAGCCGTATATGACCGGGCTCGATACCAACTGGCGCGACCACCTCGAGAAGAAGGGCGTGAAAATTGGTTCCCGATCACCGCTTTTACTTCCCAGGGAGGGCTCGTTTGGCTATGCCCAGGCGCAGCCGAACATGCTGGCTAAAGAGGCCATGGACAGCAAGCGCGATTACATGGTGCAGCTGGGCGCCCGACTGATTGAGCAGAACGCCACGGCGAAGACGGCAACCCAGGCGAGTGGTGAGCAGACATCATCAATATCGGTGCTCGGTATCTGCGTTTCAAACGTTTCTGAGGCCTATACGCTGGCGCTGGGATGGTGTGCGAAATACCTCGGCATCAAAGGAGTATCGACGAGCTACACCATCAATCAGGAATTCATCGCGAAGGTTGCCGAGTCGGGCATGGTGACGGCAATCGTCAACGCCTGGCAGTCCGGTGCGCTGCGCGACAGCGATATGATTCGCGCACTGCAGAAGCTTGACCTTATCGACCCGGCCGACAGCCCGGACGAAGTGATTGATGTACTTCGCAACCAGCCCCCCACATTGACCGGTGGCTGATATGGCAACAGTAAACGAAAGCTTGCGCGATGAATCAATCGCACATTCTGTCTGGTTAAGTCGCTACGCCACTGGAGTGGCAAACCGGATGGTGAAGTTGCTTAACGAGACGGATGCTGACCTGTCGGCACGTCTACTGGATGCGCTGGACAGATTGCCTCCTGAGAGCTTCACCGTTAGCCGTCTGCAGAGTTTACTGGGCAGCGTACGCGAGCTTAATCATCAGGCTGTAGCTACCATGCAGGCAGGGCTCGAGAGTGAGCTGGTGGCGCTGGCAAAGAACGAAGCCAGTTATCAGCTGAGCCTGTTCGATTCCCTTCTGCCATCACAGGTCCTGTCTCACTATCCGCTGCAGGGCATCACCGCCGATATGGTGTATGCCGCGGCGATGGCGCAGCCCTTTCAGGGGCGGCTGCTGAGTGAGTGGGCAGATAATCTGGAATCGGACAGGCTGGCACGTATCGTGAACGCCGTCCGCAGGGGGTATCTTGCCGGCGACACGGTAGAAACAATCGCGCGTAGTGTTCGCGGCCACGCCAGTAAAGATTATCGCGACGGCGCGCTGCAGATGAGCAGGGCAAACGCCGCCAGCATCGCTAAAACAGCCGTGAATCATCTGGCTGCCACAGCACGCAACAGCTTCACCAGTGCCAACAGCGATATCGTGAAAGGCAAACAGTGGCTGTCTACGCTGGACAATAAAACAAGCCATGACTGCATTATTCGTGACCTGCTGCGCTACACCCTGGATAACAAACCTGTCGGGCATAAGGTGCCTTACCTGCAGGGACCCGGGAAAATTCATTTCTGCTGTCGTTCTACTGAAACCCTGATTCTCAAGTCGTGGCGCGAACTCGGCATTGATATCGACGAGATGGACGAGGGGACTCGAGCCAGCATGGATGGACAGGTACCGGGGAAAACTTCGTATCTGGAATGGCTCGCACGCCAGCCAGCACAACGCCAGGATCAAGTTCTGGGTGCCGAGCGTGGCCGTTTGTTCCGCGCGGGTGAAATCGACCTGGCGGATATGTTCACTGACAAAGGCGAATGGATCAGCCTGGAACGTCTGAAACAGCTCTCAGGTACTGACTACTAACAACCATTACTTTCTTCACGCCCTGGCATCCGCCGGGGCTTTTTTATGGGCGAGGCCCGGCAAAATCCCAAGGGGAAATTATGTTAATTCGAAACATGCTCTTGAAATTTTACGCACCAGAAAGCGGCGGAGAGGGCAGCGGTGGCGGTGGTATCGAAATCACGCCAGAAATACAGAAGCTGATTGATGAGCGTGTGACCAGCGAAGTCGCTGGCCTGAAATCAAAAAACTCTGAGCTGCTGGGCACTATCAAGCAGCAAAAAGAAACCCTGTCTCGCTTTGATGGTATCGATCCTGATGCTGTACGAGGGATCCTCCAGCGTTTCTCCGACGACGAAGAAGCAAAGCTGATTGCCGCGGGGAAAATTGATGAGGTGCTCGATAAGCGCACCGAGCGTCTGCGTGCTGACGTCGATAAGCAAATCAAAGCCGCAAACGAGCGCGCGGACAAAGCTGAAGCGTTCTCCAACAAATTCCGGGACCGGGTTCTGGGTGATGCAATCCGTGCAGCAGCCTTAAAAGCTGGCGCGCTGCCGGAAGCATCCGACGATCTGATTCTGCGTGCCAAAGGCACATTCCAGCTCAACGACGAAGGCGAGGCCGTAGCAGTTGATGCAAATGGCGATGTTCTGTTCGGTAAAGACGGCAAAACTCCACTAAGCCCGCTTGAGTGGGCGGAGTCTCTTAAGGAGACGGCTCCGCATCTGTTCCCACGCGCAGAAGGCACCGGCGCGGGCGGACACAAACCAAACGGCGGTGGCAGCCTGAAACGTTCCGAAATGAGCGCCAGCGACAAAGCGGACTACATCCGCAAGCATGGCCAGCAGGCCTTCCTCAAACTTCCGAAATAAGGGATTAACCCATGCCTACCACTGTTAATAGTGACCTGATCATTTATGACGACCTGGCGCAGACTGCTTTCCTCGAGCGCCGCCAAGACAACCTGGCTATTTTCAACGCGTCCTCCAACGGTGCGATCCTGCTGGATAACGAGCTGATTGAAGGCGATTTCCGCAAGCGTGCCTTCTACAAGGTGGGCGGCTCTATCGAATCGCGTGACGTTAACTCCACCGAAAAAGTGACGGGTAAGAAGATTGGCGCTGGTGAAGCCGTCTCCGTTAAAGCGCCGTGGAAATACGGTCCATACGAAACGACTGAAGAAGCGTTCAAACGCCGCGGCCGCTCGGTTGACGAGTTCTCCGAAGTGATCGGCACTGATGTGGCTGACGCGACGCTGGAAGGCTACGTTAAATACGGCCTGAAGGCGCTGACGGCTGCTATTGGCGCCAACGCGGACATGGTGGTTACCGCCGATATCGAAACAGACGGCAAGAAGACCCTGACGCGCGGCCTGCGTAAGTACGGCGACAAGTTCAACCGTGTGGTGCTCTTCGTTATGCACTCCGCCACTTACTTCGACATCGTGGATGAGGCGATCGCCAACAAAATCTATGAAGAAGCGGGCGTGGTGGTTTACGGCGGGCAGCCGGGCACCCTGGGTAAACCTGTCCTGGTTACCGACACCATGGACGCTGATGCGATCCTTGGGCTGGTGGCCGGAGCGGTTACCGTCACCGAATCTCAGGCGCCGGGCTTCCGTTCCTACGATATCAACGATCAGGAAAACCTTGCGGTTGGCTATCGCGCTGAAGGCGTGGTGAACGTTGACCTGCTGGGCTACAGCTGGGATACCGCCAAAGGTGATAACCCTGACCTGACCGCCATCGGCACTGCGGGCAACTGGAAGAAACACTTCACCAGCAACAAATCAACTGCAGGTGTGCTGATTAAACTGGGATCCGCAGTGGGGGAGTAACGCTGTCAGCGGATAAAACCTCCGCAACCGCTGACAGCACCGATGCGGTCACCATTTCCCTGAAGTACACGCTAAACGGCGCAGGTGTTTCCGGTAAGACTGTTGCATGGAGTTCAACGGGCGGCACGCTCAGCACTGCCAGCTCTCAGACCGGTTCTGCTGGTGGTGCAACGGTGAAACTCACATCAGACGTTGCTGGCACCTTTACGGTAACCGGCACGGTTGAAGGAGTGGCGAAAACCACTGATGAGATCACCTTCACTGCGCCTGCCGGAGAATAACGAATGGGGCGAAAGCCCCATAAACAGGATGATTCGATGATCAATACCGATATCACCTCTCCTGATGCCCACAGCTACGCCAGTGAAGAGGATCTTGTCTCATTTGCGGAAATACGCGGCATTGAACTGCCTGACAAGCTCACACCTTTGCTGATTAAGGCAATGGATTACCTGGAGGGGCTGGACTGGGTTGGCTCAAAAGCTGACCCGAAACAGGCTCTGGCATGGCCACGCGTGAATGTCGTTCTGGATGAACATGATTTCCCGCCGGATGAAGTTCCACGGCAGGTTATAACCGCGCAGTGCATGCTGGCGGTAGAGGCAATCGACGGGGATTTACTCTCCAGCGTGCGCGAAGCCGCTGTGAAAACTGAACGTGTGGAAGGTGCTGTCACCATGACCTATGCGGTCGCAGATGGTGAGGTTTTCACGCCGTCCTATCCTGCCGTTATGGCGCTGCTGGGCGACCTCGCTGGTGGTCGTGGTTACGCCATTAATGCATTTGCAGAGAGGGCCTGATATGGCGATTGATTACCAGCGTGTGCAGGCCAGAACGACCCGCATGCTCAGGCAGAACGGCGTGGCGTACAACATCACCCGTAAAGGTTCGGTAGCGGTTATTGGTGGCGTTGAGCATAAAACTGAAGCGGTCCGTTTTACTGCTGTGGGCGTGAAGACTGAATACGCGCCAGGTGAAATTGATGGAACGGTCATCGTTAACGGCGACGTGCAGATCGTTTTTACGGCAGAGCAGGAAATTAAAATCGGTGATGTGGTTGATATTGACGGCACAGCCTACCGTATTGTTAAACCTAACCCGGTGAAACCGGGCGCTGTGGTGCTCTGCTACAAAGCTCAGTTGAGGGCATAAAATGGGCGATAATAAGGCGTTCACGGCTGCCATCACCGCATTTGTGGACAAAGCCAAAGCGAATCAGGAAGCAGTAGTACGCGCAGTCGGCATTCGGATCCTTAATCAACTGGTGATGATGTCCCCAGTGGGCAACCCGGAGTTATGGGAAGTCAACCAGGCAGCCGTTTCCTATAATCGCGCTGTTTACGACCACAACGAGGCGCAGCGCGCCAATCCCGATAACCTGACCAAAACCGGGCGACTGAAGAAAAAAGCCCGGGTGGCGGATGGGATGGATATCAAAGCACCGCCGGGGTATACGGGCGGACGCTTTCGCGGTAACTGGCAGATATCGTTTGATGCTCCGACAACTGACGAAACTGGGCGAATAGACAAGACCGGCGACCTGACCAAAGCGGCCGGGAACTATACGCTGTCGCTCTTCAAGGTCGGGATGAAGGCCATTTATTTCTGCAACAACGTGCCCTATGCCTACCCGCTTGAAATGGGGCATTCCACCCAGGCTCCGGGAGGGATGGTCCGCATAACTGCAGCTGAGTTTCAACGCTTCTTTGAGGAAGCTGTCAGGGAGGTGACTAAGTGATTCCTGATATTGCATCTGCACTGGCCGCCAGACTGGGTATCTGGGCCGATGCTGAGGGCATTTCGGTTGCATGGGAGAACGTGCCGTTTACACCTCCTGCTAACGAGATGTACCTGGCCGTTCACGATATGCCCGTTACGCCGCGAACAATCGATATCGGCTTGCGCTGCCGGACTTATTCTGGCGTGTACCAGATTAATGTCGTGGCGCCAGCCGGCTCCGGCCGTACCTTTGTCGTTGCCCTGGCGGGCAGAGTAGCGGAATTGTTCCCCGAGGGGCTGGAAATTGCAGGCAAAGATTTTACCTGCTGGATTAGCAGCACGCCTGGGATATTCCGCGGCGTCCCTACACCTGTGTTCTACACCGTTCCTGTCAGCCTGAATTATCGGGCAGACATTACCAGCTGATTCCCTCTCTGATGCCCCACAACTGACCGGCTTAATGCCGGATTTCTTGTTTCTGAAGGAGAAACCATTATGGGCTTTGCACTGCCTAACGGCGCTCACGTCTATCTGGCATCGGGCTACGGCCCGGCCATTACTTTCACCGGCGCGACGAATGCTGAGCACGCGGTGATCACCGTTAGCGCCGCAGACGATATAGCGGTCGGCGATATCGTTCACGTGAACTGCAACTGGTCGGGTATTGATAACGTTATCGCGAAAATCGACGCGATTGCGGAGAATGCTGTAACTCTTCGCAACATCAACACCACCAACAAAAACAAATACGCGGCTGGTGGCGGTTCCGGCTCTATTCGCAAAATTGAAGAATGGACCGAGCTGCCACAAATCACTGAGCTATCGAAATCTGGTGGTGATCAGAACACCACGCAGATTCAGTTCCTCAGCGATGATCGCCAGCGAAACCTGAACACTTATAAATCCGCTGTCTCTCAGACTTACTCGATTGCTCACGACTCAACTCTCCCGGTTTATCCGCTGCTGCGCCAACTGGACGAAGACGAAGAGACTGTGGCGGCGTACATGTACGTGCCGAAGGCGAAGGAGAACCGTTACTGGGCGGCCACGGCATCTTTTGACGACACGCCGACTACTGCGGTTAACGAGGTAGAGACAGTGAGTGTGGTGCTGAACCTGCAGTCACCGGCGATGACGTTCTACAAGGTGACTGACGCTGCCGCCTGACCCGTCAGAGCTTTCAATATCCTATGCCTCCCTTTGCGGAGGCTTTTTTTCGTAAGAGGTATCAATGGCTACCAAATTCACCCTCCAGCCCAAACCAACATTTAAGGCCAACGTCTCGATCCCGCGCGCCGGCGATGAGGATGGCGTGCTGACCTTCACGTTCAATCATAAGCCACTTAAAGAGCTGGCTGATCTGGAAAAACTGGAAGGCAAAACCGCCACTGATTTTCTGATGGAAATCATTTCTGGCTGGGCACTTCCCGATGCTTTCAACGCAGAAAACCTGTCGGTGCTGCTGGAAAACTATCCGGCTGCAATGAAGGCTATCCCTGAAACCTACTATCGCGAACTGATGGGGCAGCGCGAAAAAAACTGATAGCGGTTGCCTCTGCATTCTATACGCCTGAACCCACAGCGGCAGACCTGGCGCCCTATGGGCTTTCGCCGGATGACTACGACGATCAATACATCGACGTCTGGCCAGATGTATGGCCTTCATTCCTGGTGTTTCAGGCTGTCAGTACGCAGTGGCGCACGGGCATGGGTGGTGCATCAGGGCTTGATTACAACGTGCTGCCCTGGGTAATGCGCCTGCACCACGTCGAGGACGAGGCAACCGCACTTTCGGACATCCGAATCATGGAGAGCGCCGCACTAAAAGTTATGCATAAAGAGAGGGCGGAATGAGTAACGATATCGCCACGATTTCCCTGCGCGTAAATACCACTGAGCTGGAGCGCGGTAACCAGGCACTGGATCGTTTTCAGGAGACCGCGTCCGCCGCGGCAGGCAAAGCGGATGACCTGAACAGCACGTTCCGCACCGGTATCGATAACCAGAAGAAAAACAGCGAAAGCCTGAAGCAGCAGCGTCAGGAACTGCAGAACCTGCTGAATAAAATCAGCCCGGTAAACAAGGCACTGGATGAACTGGACACTATCCAGGAGAGTCTGGCGAAGTTTCGCGGTAAAGGGCTGGTGGGAGACGAGGACTTTACTCGTTACAACAGCGTGCTTGAGACGACGCGGGCAAAACTGGCACAGGTAATGGAGTCTGAAACCGCAGAGGGGCGGGCTCGCATTGAACAGGCTCAGGCAGCGCAGCGTGCAGTTGCGGCGGGCAAAACCTTTATCGATTCGCTGGAGGAGCAGGTCACAGCAATCGGAAAAACGCGCGCAGAACTGTTAGAGCTAAAAGCTGCCCAACTCGGCGTATCCGATCGTGCTGCACCAATGATCTCAAAGCTGAAAGAGCAGGAGGAAGCGTGGAAGTCTGGGGCTATCAGCGCGGGGCAATACCGCAATGCTATGCGTTATCTCCCGATGCAAATGACCGACATTGTGACCTCGCTTGCTTCCGGTATGCCGGTTTATATGGTTGCTATTCAGCAGGGCGGTCAGCTACGTGACTCGTTTGGCGGTGTTGGCAATGCTCTGAAAGCGATGTTGTCGATGGTGACTCCTGCCCGAGTGGCCATTGGTGGCCTGGCTGGCGCTGTACTGATTGCGGCCAAAGCGGGATCGGACTACTTCACCGCCTACGACGAAATCAATAAGGCCATTATCAGGACTGGCAACATTGCCGGCACGTCAGCGCTCCAGATCATGGCTTCCTCCCAGTCTATTGCTGCCTCTACTGGAGCTACTGTAGGAACCGTTCAGGGTCTGATGACTGAGCTGGTTAGAATGGGATCGCTGACACAGCAGCAACTTGAAAAAGCAGCGGGCTCCACGGCGTTGGCGGTTCAGACCGGTATAGTCTCGGCGCAGGACATCGCCAAAGCCTATAAGGACATCGAAAAAGACCCTGTTAAAGCGCTGCAGAGTCTCAACGAACAATATAATTTCCTGACCGTTTCACAACTTAAGCATGTTGACGATCTGATAAAGCAAAAGGACCAGACCGCGGCCGTTACGCAGGCTATGGACCTGTTTGGCGATACGATGGCAAAACGTGGAGAACAGGCTTACGACTCGCTGACTCCGTTTGGTCGCCTGTGGCTGGATATCAAGGGCTGGGCGTCTGAGGCCATGCAGAGTATCGGTCAGTGGGTAGCTGAACTGGCATCAAACACACTGAAGGAATTCAACGCAATTTATTACAGCGTTGCGATCGTTTTCCAGAAGCTGAACCAGATCATTTCTTCCTCTATCGCTGCCGCTATTAACCTCGTTCCCGACTGGGCGAAAACAGATACTTTGCAGGGATGGCAGGATTATAACGAACAAATGGCCGGCGCTTATGGCGACAGCATCTCTCAGCTGAAAAAAGACTGGGATGCCGCTGATATCAGTGCAGGTAAATACCTCGATACAACCAGAAAGATAAGTACCGCAACCACCCAGAAGGATCGGGAAGGAGTCGCTGCTTTTGGCAAAAAGACCAAAACCGGAAAGCAGGGCACTTTATCGGCTGGAGATCGCAGCACGGATGCTGCCCAGGCCGAATTGCTGGCGCTTCAGGCACAGTTACGCGCACTGCAGCAGCATAAAGGGCTGAACGACACTATCAGCCAGCAGCGCAAAGATCTGTGGACGACTGAAGCGAAATTTCAGGTGCTGGAGGAGGCCTCGCGTTCACGTTCACTGACAAAGCAGGAACAATCCCTGCTGGCGAGTAAAGACCAGGTGCTTCAGTTGGCACGGCAGAAAGCCCTGTTAGGTGATCAGATTACCGCACAGGAACAGCTGAACAAGCGCATGGATACCTCGCAGAAATACATCACACAGATGGCAGAGAAGCAGGCTGCATTAGTGAACGGTGCCGGGATGAGTGACCGTCAGGCACAACGTGAGCTGGCAAAGAGCCAGCTTTCCTCTGGCTGGATCAACTCCGGCGGCACGCTTGACGACGAGGGCTATCAGAAGCAGCTTAAAGCGGCGAATGATTACTATGATGCAGAGGACAGGTTGCGTGGCGACTGGCTGACTGGCGCGAAAAAGGGCTGGGCTGAATTTGAGGACAGCGCGACCAATGTTTACTCGCAGGTGCAGACGATTACCAGCAATGCTTTTACCGGGATGGCCAGCACGCTCACTGACTTTTTTACTACTGGTAAATCTAACTTCTCTGATTTCCTGTCTACTTTCCTGAAGGGCATCGCCCAGATGCTGACGCAACTGGCTCTGGTTAATGGAATGAAGTCAGCCTTTGGTGGCACGGCAATAGGTAATTTCTTCGGAATACATGCATGGTCTGGCGGCTTTATTCCTGAGTACGCTAATGGCGGCGCTGTTGGCTATACCGGGGATGGAGGAAAATATCAGCCAAAAGGTGTGGTTCATGGCGGTGAATTCGTATTCACCAAGAAGGCTACCAGTGCGCTGGGTGTCGGTAATCTCTACACGCTTATGCGGAGCGCTCAGGGGTATGCAAACGGCGGCTACGTCGGAAACGCACCGATGTACGGATTACAGGCTGCTGGTTCAGGGAATGTGACGGTCCAAACGTCTGTTGTTGTGCAGAACCAGAACCCGCAACAGCAAACAAACGCTGGTAGTGATGCGATGTCCCGAGCCTATAAGCAAACTATTGATCAGTCAGTGCGCGAAGGTATTGCGAAGCAATTGAGGCCTGGAGGGCTCATCTGGAATGCTTCCAAATCACGATAACCCGCTCAGGCGGTTTTTTTATGCTTGGAGAAAGCATGACAATCGAAACATTCACGTGGCGAACACAGATACAGGCGGGAATGGAAGGATCGTTCAGCCTTAAAACGCGCTCTGCAACCTTTGGAGACGGCTATGAGCAGATCGCCGGGGAAGGCATTAATCCTGAAAAGCAGTCTTGGCCTGTAACACTCACGGGGAAAAAAGCGGACATGCTTCAGGCCCTGAAGTTCTTTCGTTCTCACGTCACCAAATCATTCTTCTGGACATCTCCAGTTGGCGAAACAGGTCTGTATCGTATCGAGGCCGAATCAATCAAGTCACAGCCCTTATCCAGCAAAGTCATAACCATTTCCGCAACATTCAAACAGGCGTACGCACCATGATCACAGCAGACTATCAAAGCCTTGAGCCCGGAAACAAAGTCCGGCTTATCGAAGTTGATGGCTCTACTTTCGGCGTGGATGATGTACTGCGATTTCACGCGTACAACCTCCCGCACACGGAAGAGGAAATCGCCGCCGCTGGTGGTGATGAATCTAAGCTGAAGGCGAAAAGCATCTGGTGGCAGGGGGAAGAATATGCCGCCTGGCCGTATCAAATTGAAGGGCTTGAAGCATCCACAGAAGGCAACAGCGCCCAGCCAACGCTGACGGTTGCAGATATCGAAAGCAAGATTACAGCGCTGTGCCTTGCCTATGACGATATGCTACAGGCGAAAGTCACTATCCATGACACCTATTCGCACTATCTCGATGCGAAAAACTTCCCTGCAGGTAACGCAACAGCTGATCCGCAACAGGTCAGAAAACGAGTTTTTTACATTGATAGCAAAAGCAGCGAAATTCCGGGCGAAAGTATCGAATTCGTACTCGATAGCCCGATGTCGTTACAGGGAAAGATGATCCCTACACGTCAACTTCATTCTCTGTGTACCTGGTGTATCCGGAATAAATATCGTACCGGCGATGGCTGCGACTATGCCGGAACCCGCTATTTCGATAAAAACAACAACCCGGTGAGTGACCCCTCTCTGGACGAATGCAACGGCACGCTCACGGCCTGTAAGCTCCGGCATGGAGACGGCAACGAACTGCCGTTCGGTGGGTTCCCGGGCACGTCTTTGATCAGGAGCTGATATGCGTCAGAAAACCATCGATGCGATTATGGCCCATGCTGCAGCTGAGTATCCTCGCGAGTGTTGCGGCGTGGTGGCGCAGAAAAGTCGGGTGGAACGCTATTTCCCATGCCGTAATCTGGCTGCCGAACCAACGGAACAGTTTCACCTTTCACCAGAAGATTACGCCGCTGCTGAAGACTGGGGGACGATAACGGGAATCGTACATAGTCACCCCGACGCGACGACACAGCCAAGCGAACTGGACAAGGCTCAATGCGATGCAACGTTGCTGCCCTGGCATATTGTCAGTTGGCCGGAAGGAGACTTTCGAACCATTACTCCTCGCGGTGAATTGCCGCTACTCGGGCGCCCGTTTGTGCTCGGACACTATGACTGTTGGGGCCTAGTGATGAGCTATTTCCGGCAGGAGCACGGGATCGAGCTTAAGGATTACCGTGTAGATTATCCCTGGTGGGAGAACGACTACCCGGACAACTTCTATCAGGATTGCTGGTACGAGTGTGGTTTCCGTGAATTCGACGGACCGCCGAAAACAGGCGATATGGTGATTATGCAGGTTCAGGCCGATAAGTGGAATCACGCCGGGATCCTGCTGGAGGGCAATATACTGCTGCACCACTTATATGGACACCTCAGCCAGCGAGTACCTTATGGAGGGTACTGGATGGAAAGAACTATGAAAATTGTTCGTCATAATACACTTTTTCATTGATAATGAATTTTCAATGTCAATACAGTGGGCTTCCTTGTGGGAAATAAATTTAAATATTGTCACAATCTCAAAAAAATAGCTGTTTTTCTACCTCTTACAATTGGTAGCTTCCTTTTTGTTAATAGCTTATTCAGTTGTTCTATGAATTTATGGGCCGGGAGTGGTTATCTATTTACAGGTCTCGGTCTGACCATTTTTTTTGTAAGATGGCTGTTATGGGGGGACTTGGATTTTACTTCTGGCGGAGTGATGTTAACAGTTGGGTTTGCTTTAGGGATAATAAGTGTGTTTACAGGTTCAAAAGCACTCGACCCGGCATACAACAAGCTGAGAGTAGACATATACAGCGTGTTTGTGGAAGCCTCGCTAACTTGTAAGGGGGGCAGCCAACCCTACATTAATGCCGCACGTTCTTGTGGTGTTGCCCCCATATTAGATATTATGGATTTGAATTACCAGCTAGCCAAAGCTCGTTATTTGAATCCCACAGCTTCGATTGTTGATGGTGTTTACCATTCAACAGATGGTGTAAAGGTAGATCCTTGTTTAGTTAATTATTATAAATTATCTTCACAATGTCCCGATGCATTTGTTCAATTGAAGATTGACCATCCCGAATTAACCTCCCCTGAACACTTCAAACAGTGCTCATCTCTTTGGGGAATGATACGTGGTTGGATAGGAAGACTTTTTTAATTCTGAAATTAATACAAATGGAACATGTTCCGCAATGCATTCTCAGCCCACTATTATTGGTGGGCTTTTCATTGGAGTCCATTACTCATGAATGTTGTTTCTGAGGGCTTCAGAACTATTCGTCTTTATGGTGTTCTGGGAGCTACTTTTGGCAGGGAGTTCAAACTTTCCGTTTCTTCACCAAAAGAGGCCATCCGCGCATTGTGCGTTATCGTGCCAGGCTTTGAGCGTTTTTTGAATACCAGCAAGCAGCGCGGCCTAACCTACGCTGTTTTCAGCGGTAAGCGTAACCTCTTAAACGATGAGCTCAGTATGGACAGGAGCACAGAGGAAATCCGCATCGCGCCGGTGATCATCGGCAGTAAGCGAGCCGGGGTGTTTCAGACAATCCTCGGGGCTGCCCTTGTCGCTGTTGCTGCGTTCGTCACGGGAGGGGCCGCGATCGGGATTGGAGGTACCGCTTTCGCTGGTGGATGGGGCGCTGTGGCGGGGATTGGGGCATCAATGGCAATCGGCGGCGTAGTCCAGATGCTTTCTCCACAGACAACCGGGCTAGCCAGTAAGCAATCTGCCGATAACCAAGCAAGCTACGCCTTTGGTGGAGTAACAAACACGACAGCCCAGGGGAATCCGGTACCACTTTTGTACGGTCGGCGCCGTATTGGTGGTGCGCTCATCTCCGCCGGTATCTATGTTGAAGATCAGCAGTAAGCATGCTGTAATGGGCTTACATAATATGGGGTGACTTGAGCTTAGATTCAAAAATGAAAAAAACATCTATTCTTTTCCTTTGTACTTCCTTATTTTCAGGCATGGCTTTGGCTGAGAACCATTACATACCTCTCCTGTATAATTTATCTACTATGTTTGATTTCAATCCAGTTAAAGGAGCTGTCAAATCCTTGGATACTGATGTTGAAGAAAATGGAAAAGTCACTTATAAAATTGCCATCAGACTGGATAAGAATGGGTGTGTTGAAAGCTTAGATCTTGATAACGTTTCTTCTGGTCATAAAACCAATCTAAAAAATAGCAACGGAAGTCTTGTTGGTCAGAGAGATGGTAAGCCCTTCTCTATACAGATCGATGAAAAATGTAATATTTTGAGTAAAAATGAAAATGGTGACGAGTTACGATATAGTCTTTACTCGAATGGATTAATTAAAGATACATATTATTTGGGTAAAAAGATATCTGAGCATTTCTATGATGATGACTCTAATTTGACGCGTTCTGAGTTTTATGGTTCCGGGAAGGTATTATCTAAAAACGAAATATCTTACATTGATAAATCCAGAAAGCCACTTGATTATAAAATTATAAATACATCAGTTTACTCAGAAGGTTATACGGCAACGAATTCTTGTCATTTTAGTGAGATGCTTGTTCCTGAAATATGTAAAGCGACAGTACAGAACGCTGGGAATCCTTTGCCGAAACCAGTATTTATGACTGCAATTACGAAAGTTGAATTCTACTAGATTAAACACATTCCAATAAGCCACCTCCGGGTGGCTTTTTTTATGGGCGCAATATGGCTACATCTACCCCGATTAGAGGCCGCAAGGGCGGCAGCTCCAGTTCCCGAACCCCTACCGAACAGCCTGATGATCTGCAGTCAGTAGCCAAGGCGAAAATCCTTCTCGCGTTGGGAGAGGGGGAGTTTGCTGGTGGCCTTACTGCGCGCGATATTTATCTCGATGGCACCGCACTTGAGAACGCAGATGGTTCACAGAACTTCAGCGGTGTGGCGTGGGAGTTTCGGCCAGGAACTCAGGCACAAAAATACATTCAAGGGATTCCGGGTACCGAAAACGAAATCAGCGTGGGAACTGAGGTATCGAGCGCTACAGCGTGGACGCGCACGTTTACCAATACGCAGCTTTCAGCGGTTCGCCTGCGTCTGAAATGGCCTTCGCTTTTCAAGCAGGAGGACGACGGCGATCTGGTCGGTTACTCGGTTAATTATGCGATTGACCTGCAGACGGACGGCGGCACATGGCAGACAGTACTCAATACCAGCGTGACCGGCAAAACGACGTCAGGTTACGAGCGCAGCCACCGTATTGATTTACCTCAGGCTGGCAGCACCTGGACAATCCGACTCCGTAAGATTACGTCTGATGCCGACAGCGCGAAGATCGGCGACACGATGATGCTGCAGAGCTTCACCGAGGTAATTGACGCCAAATTACGCTATCCAAACACAGCGCTGCTTTATATCGAATTCGATTCCAGCCAATTTAACGGCTCTATCCCGCAGATCTCCTGCGAGCCCCGCGGCCGCGTTATCCGCGTACCGGATACTTACGACCCCGAAACCCGCACTTATAGCGGTACGTGGGCTGGGACATTTAAATGGGCTTGGACCGATAACCCTGCCTGGATTTTCTATGACCTGGTGGTTAGCGACCGTTTCGGACTTGGGGATCGTCTTACAACGGCCAACATAGATAAATGGACGCTCTACCAGGTTGCACAGTATTGCGATCAAATGGTACCGGACGGCAAAGGCGGAAGTGGTAGCGAACCACGTTATACCTGCAACGTGTACATTCAGGAACGTAACGACGCTTATACGGTCCTGCGTGATTTTGCTGCCATATTCCGTGGGATGACCTACTGGGGCGACGACCAGATTGTGGCGCTGGCGGACATGCCGAGAGATGTAGATTTTACATACACGCATGCGAACGTTATTGATGGGCGCTTTACCTATTCCAGCAGCACCACAAAGAACCGTTACACCAATGCGCTGGTGTCCTGGTCTGACCCTGATAACGCTTATTCTGATGCGATGGAGCCTGTTTTTGAGCAGGCGCTGGTTGCGCGTTATGGGTTTAATCAACTTGAGATAACTGCGATCGGCTGTACCCGTCAGTCAGAAGCGAATCGGAAAGGGCGATGGGGGATCCTCACCAACAACAAAGATCGCGTTGTTACTTTCAATGTAGGGGAAGATGGCAACATTCCGCAGCCTGGCTATGTAATCGCTGTAGCGGACCGAAATCTCTCCGGGCGCGACCTGGGCGGCCGTATCTCTGCGGTGAATGGTCGCGTGCTGACGCTGGACAGGGCGCCGGATGCTTCGGCAGCCGACAGGATGATTGTCAATCTTCCATCGGGTGTTTCACAGTCACGCACTATTCAGTCGATAACGGGCAATAAAGTGACCGTTACGACCGCTTACAGCGAAACGCCTGTGGCTGAGGCCGTATGGGTCATTGAGTCTGATGAGCTCTACGCACAGCAGTATCGCGTTATTACGGTAACTGATAATAATGACGGCACGTTCACAATCGTCGGTGCAAATCACGATCCGGATAAATTCGATCGCATTGATACCGGAGCCATCATTGACCAGCGGCCGGTGAGCGTGATCCCGCCGGGCAACCAGTCGCCGCCTGCGAACATCGTGATCAGCTCGTTTTCTGTGGTGCAGCAAAATATCAGCGTCGAAACGATGCGCGTGAGCTGGGACCAGGCGCAGAACGCTATCGCCTATGAAGCGCAATGGCGCCGCAACGACGGGAACTGGGTTAACGTGCCGCGCAGCTCCACCACGTCATTCGACGTCCCCGGGATTTATGCCGGGCGCTACCTTGTGCGCGTGCGCGCAATCAATGCCGCAGAAATTTCATCCGGATGGGGCTATTCAGAAGAGAAAACGCTGACGGGTAAAGTGGGAAACCCACCGAAGCCGGTTGGCTTCATCGCTTCTGAAAACGTGGTATTCGGTATCGAGCTGAACTGGGGATTCCCCGCGAATACCGACGACACGCTGAAGACGGAAATTCAGTACAGCCTGACCGGTACCGAAGACGATGCGATGCTGCTGGCCGATGTGCCTTACCCGCAGCGCAAATATCAGCAGATGGGCCTTAAGGCTGGGCAGATTTTCTGGTACCGCGCGCAGCTGGTGGATCGCAGCGGCAACGAATCAGGGTACACAGAATGGGTGCGAGGACAGGCCAGCATCGATGTTTCCGACATCACCGATGTGATCCTGGAGGAAATTAAAGACTCCGATACGTTCAAAGACCTGATCGAGAACGCGGTGGACAGCAACGAAAAAATTGCTGGCATGGCTGACGAAATCAAAAACCATGCCGACGAACTCGAGCAGCAGGCGAAAGACATCCAGGAGAACGCTGACGGGCTGGCGCAGGCCGAAGTGAAGATCGACGAGCTTTCTGTGTCTATGGACGGCATGACGGGCGGGGTGAAGAACTCAGCCATTGCCATTATTCAGAACGGGCTGGCGCAGGTGGCCACACGCAAAAGGCTTTCCGCGACGGTCGCCGGTAACAGTGCGCAGCTGGATCGTATTGATGAGGTAATCGTTAACGAGAAGGAGGCAACGGCGCGCTCGCTGCTGAGCCTGCAGACGGACGTTAACGGCAACAAGGCATCCATCAACAGCCTGAACCAGACGTTCTCAGACTATCAGCAGGCTACGGCCACGCAGATAAACGGCATAACGGCGACCGTCAATGGCCACACTTCTGCGATCACCACCAACGCTCAGGCGATAGCGAACGTTAATGGCGACCTGAAAGCGATGTACAACATCAAGGTTGGTGTCTCCAGCAACGGGCAGTATTACGCCGCTGGGATGGGGATCGGCGTTGAGAATACGCCATCCGGCATGCAATCGCAGGTCATCTTCCTGGCTGATCGCTTCGCAGTCACCACGGCGGCCGGTAACAGCGTGGCCTTGCCGTTCGTGATCCAGAACGGGCAGACATTCATCCGGGCCAGCTTCATCCAGGACGGTACCATTGAGAACGCCAAAATCGGCAACTATATCCAGTCGAATAACTATGTGGCTGGCTCAGTCGGGTGGAGGCTGGATAAGGCCGGTACGTTTGAGAACTACGGTTCGACAGCTGGCGAGGGGGCCATGAAACAGACCAACCAGACAATCAGTGTACGGGACTCCAACAATGTGTTGAGGGTGCAGATCGGGAGAATCACTGGTACATGGTGACGGGAGGCCTCTTGTGGGGCCTCTTTTTTTTCAGGGGATACGATGGCGGACTTCGGTGTTCAAACATGGGACGCATCAGGCAAGGTTAACAACTATGGAATTAAGCCAGTCAGCGTTTGCGGCTATCTGCAACTGGCCGTTAACCAGAAAACAGGCTCTTATTCCGTTGCCCTTCCTCCGGGTTGCAAACTGACCTACTTTCAGGTCATGAACGATGATAAGTGGGGTACGGGAAGAAGGAAGATCACCATCTCAGGTGGCACTGCAACGGTTTCCTCAGTGGGGGATACCGACTACTCAGCAGGGACTGAACCCGCTGTTGCAGCTTTTCTCATTTTCCAGATCGAGAGGGCATAAATGGCGCAGTACGGCGGTTTACTGACGACGACGAGCGGTGAGGTGTGGGTTACCGCCAACAGCTCGCCAATCGCATTACAGGCGCGAAAGACAGCGGCACTGCAGGGAACATCGGGTTTCAATACCAAGGTGACGCACACCTTTCCCTCAGGTCAGCCCGTTGTGGCCTTCGTTCATTGCACGGTTGAGGTGGAAATCACTCAGACGGTAAGCGGAAACACCATCACGATTGATTTTCTCAGACCTAATGCAACCGGCACAGCGTACGTTTATTTTTTCACAATTTTCCCCCAGATAAAGCCAGATTATGGGATGGCCGTGTGGGATGCATCGGGGACCCTGATTTTAACCCACGAAACACGCACGCTGAGCGATGTGGTCACTATCGGCACTGCCGGGGTGGATGCCAGCTCAGGCTACAACATCAACACAACCCGGGCGGGGAAGTGGGCTTGCATGCCTGTTATGCTCGGTCTGATCACAGGGGTAGTTTCAGCGGGAGGGCAACCGCAGCCATATGTGGCAATTTACAAAAGCATGGCGAAACTTGAGGGAAGTAACACCCGAATTTACGCCAGACCGCAAACAACCCCCTCCGGAGGGCTGCAAAACGTCGCGTACTCAAACATGAGAAACGTCATCATGGCCATCAATTGCGCCAACTACGATTGATCGTTTTCAGCGATCAATTTCTAATAATTGATCTACCAAATCAATTATATCCCGTTGATTCATATTGTTATTGTGTAACCTTGTGAATGCCCTGGGATATAACCACTATGAAAAACATGATTCTTTGCCTGGCGGTGGCGGTTTTGCTCTCCGGTTGCGCTGGCGTTATTGAGAAACAGCAACCCGTGTGTTCCGGTACCGCCCTTATCGGCGGGCAGGAAAACAGCGTCCAGATTTACGGAGTGCGTAAACAAAACAATCAGACCCAGTACCGCGCCGGTTATCCCTTTAACTGGACCTGGGTTAGCGCCAACACGTTCACCAGCACCACCTGCCATTAACTCATTCTGTTTCAAAATAAACCTCGCTCCGGCGGGGTTTTTTATTGCCTGGAGAAAATATGCTTTATAACACTGGCACCATAGCCATTAACGGAAATACCGCAACCGGCACCGGAACTAACTGGACAGCACCCGCCAGCCAGGTCCGCGCTGGCCAGACGATTATTGTCATGTCTAACCCGGTCCAGATGTTCCAGATTTCATCCGTGAACAGCGCTACATCAATGACGGTAACGCCTGCTGCATCACCGGCGCTCAGCGGCCAGAAGTACGGCATTCTGGTATCAGACAATATCTCGATCGACGGCCTGGCCCAGGCTATGTCGCAGCTCATCAAAGAGTATGACGAGAATATTGGCGCATGGGAGACGTTCGCCACCACCTCCGCAAACCAGACTATCACCGTTACCATCAACGGGGCCTCCGTCAATATTCCTGGTATTGGCGCACTTGCCAGAAAGGGGGCAAACAGCGATATCACGGAGCTGAAAGGGCTCACTACTGCGCTTTCTATTGCACAGGGTGGCACCGGGGCAACAACGGCAGAAGGCAGTCGCACAAACCTCGGTTTGGGAAGTAGCGATAATGTTGCTTTCAGCAATTTGAGTCTGGAGCGCGGTAATGACTCTTCTGCATCAGGGATTTTAACAACGACATCGAGGGACGGCAGTGGCTCGGTGAAGAACTATGCTCGCCTCTACGCTGAACGTCGTTCTGACGGCATCGACTACCTGACGTTACACATCAACGGTGCCAATAACACCCTAAATCGCTATCTCTCTCTTCGTTCTACTGACGGGGCCATCATCGCCTCAAGTGCAGCGCTTGGGACTGGTTTTGATTCTCAGATCGGGAATGTAGCGCAATGCATGAATGAGAGAAAACAAAATGGCGGCACAGCAGCATTTCGCACTTTAAATTCAAGCCTTGTTATTGGTGGGCAGAGTTTTCAGTATGGTGCTTCGCTCTACTTCCGCGCGGGTGATACAGCTTCAACGTTGTGGGTAGATTACAGAACCGGTAATGCAATGATCTCCGCTGGTAATGACTCCAACATTTCTACAGGCACTGCGCAATACAACAATCTTTGGGGAACAAAAAACACGACAGTCGATGCCAGCGGCTTTATTAAGCGTTCATCCCCCATTGTGAAGGTCTTTTCGGATGGCGCATACCGGACGAACGACGAATCAGAGGGCTGCACTGTAACCCGTCTGTCCACAGGGCAATATCTGATTGAAGGATGTCAGGGAATGAACGCTGACGCGGCTTGGGGCGGTATCGATGGCGGTTTTGACATTCCAACCGACCGCAATAAGCAGCCGCTTATCTGGCTTGATTATGAAGTTAACGCCGATGGCTCTGTACTTGTGAAAACATATCACCGCACACACCCGGAAGCACCGGCGTTCGCAAGGAACGAGCTACAGGGTATCAATGATGGCGACCCGGTCGATATCCCCCGTGACCAGTTTGTGTCCGTGCGTGTCGAAATGCCTGCCGTTTCTTTGTACAACCAAAGAATGAGAGCTGCGGAGCTGGCCATGACTGTCGGTGATGGTGACTAAAGGTCCTTAAAAGTGAAGTGCTTGAATTCCATCTGGCAGATATTAAGCAGCGCCTCTTCCAGATCGAGGTCATCACCGATGTTTTTCATAGTTCTATCAGACACCGCTGAAGTCATGATCTCCTTCCATGGGCTCCAAGCATTGGTGTTGTCACCCCTGAAAAAAATCCTCCAGCATCAGTTTGGCTTGGATATGGCAAACAAAACTGCGTTAGCGCTACGTCGGCAATACGAACATAATTTTGAACATACCCATACCAACTTGAGATAGGTCCTGAGGTTGATTTCGACATATCCAAAAGTAAACGATAAGTTCCTGGCTCTGTTAGGCTGTTGAAGTTTGTCCCATCAGGAGCAACTGCCGAGTCTGTTTTAAATACCCTGGCATCGCCAGTAGGTAATCCAAATGCTCCCACTTGCATGACGTTCCCGGTTGTCGATCCGACGTCCTTCGTAGCGCTGCTTCCCAAACCGATCTTATTTTGAATGCCCTTCACGCCTTAGAATGGCATCATTTCGCCTTTTTACAGGAATCAGAATGATGATTCCTGGCTATATCCATGTGTAAAAAAATGACAAGAACACGGCGATGCAGCGTAATGCGCTGGAAAGTGCAGTATGTGAGCCGTAATGCAGATGCAGTGTTACGTGCGTCGTTTTTATTTGCGCAGTAGAAAATGGCATAAAGTTTTGTTAATTTTAGCATAAAATTAATCGCACCAAAGTGCGAAAAAAACACTGTATTACAATTAACTAAGGGCAAAGAGACGAATGGAAAACACTAATGAACCTAAGACATTGTTTGTTTCGCTCCGTGAACCTTTGTCAGGTGATTGGGATAAAGACAAACTTATTATCGCACGAGTTGCAGGTCAGGCTACGCCGGCAGATGAATACTACAATCATGCCGCCTCTATTCAGGCATTATTTGAGATGCTCACCTATGGCACGCGATCGCAACCAGAATACCCGCAGAGGATAGGGCTGCTGAGAGATGTCCATGATGAGCTTTATCCTATCGCTCATTTCGCGAAGCTTTACTTCAAATCCCCGAGCAATGTTGTCATCCAGTGGGTCGAAGGTAATCAGCAACACGATGCCATAGTTAAGTACATAGGCGATGGGTCAAATCAGTCGGATATACATTACCTCGAGGTTACTACCCTTCAGGGTAAAGAAGATGCTGACGAGCTAAGCGAACTGTCGAAATCCCCAAACGGCACTGTACAGTTCAGGGACTCGGACCAAGAAAAACATGATAGAAAGATTGAGCAACTGAGAGCAGTGCTTGAGAAAAAAAGGAAAATCCGGTACCCGGAAAAAACCGCTCTACTTGTTTACACGGACGAGATGAGATTTCGTGAGTTTTATTTTGGAGTTTCACCACTTCAGATCGATAGAAAAGCAGATTTCGAAGCGGTGCTTCGTGATTTTGCGCCATCGGTTACAAACTTTTCTCATATTTTCATTTTCAGCAAAAAAGAAATCTACTGCACATGGACTCCAGATTCGAAATTATATAATTGCTGAGACAACGTCGGACACGTATCTTCTTCTGCAGCAGCCGTGTGCACCGGTAAAAAAACTCATCATGGTAATCCTCAATGAACGTTTTATAGATTGCCTGGCGGTGGCCATGCCGATAACTTCACCTGATTTTTTGCAGAAATTATTGGGTGAAAAAGATTCAAATTGGCTACGTCAGGGTGTCAATAAATGACCAAAATACAGACCTTCAGCGGCAGGCGCTCAAACGCGCAGGATGTGAACAGATTTTCGAAGAAAAATGAGCGGAGCAGTGGCGAACCGGCCAGCGCTGAAAAAGTTTCTAAAGACGCTGAAAAAGGGAGATACGCTTGTTGTCTGGAAGCTGGATCGTCTCGGACGCAGCATGCGGAATCTCGTGCTGCTGCTGGACGAACTCCGGCAGCGCGGCATCCACTTCAAAAGTCTTACGGACAGCATCGACACTTCCAGCCCAATGGGGCGTTTCATTTTCCACATCATGTCTGCCTTGGCCGAGATGGAGAGGGAGTTGATAGTGGAGCGCACTCGCGCTGGGTTAGCCGCAGCTCGTGAGAAAGGGCGAATCGGAGGCAGGCGACCAAAGCTTACTCCAGAGCAATGGGCACAGGCGGGCAGACTGATTGCGAACGGCGTGGACAGGAAGCAGGTGGCGATCATCTACGATGTGGCTGTGTGCACGCTTTATAAAAAATTCCCCGTTTCAAAACCGGCTTAAATTTGCTCACTCAGAGTTACTGTAACAAAATTTACAAAACTCATAATTCGAAGCGACATAGAAACTTAGAAACGAAACGGCGAAGCTTTAAGCATTCATTACAGACCCTCTGTCTTGCGTGCATACTCAAATGAAACTACTGTATATAAAAACAGTATTTGAGGTATGCAACATGGAATTTATCAGGCCTGCAGATCTGCGAGAAATTATTGCTCTCCCACTTTACAGCGACTTAGTGCAATGTGGTTTCCCGAGCCCCGCAGCTGATTACGTTGAACAGCGCATCGATCTGAATGAGTTACTTGTCGCTCACCCGAGCTCAACGTATTTCGTTAAGGCTGCAGGCGACTCGATGATCGAAGCCGGGATCAGCGACGGTGATCTGCTGGTGGTCGACAGTTCGCGTACTGCTGAGCATGGTGACATTGTCATCGCCGCGGTGGAAGGGGAGTTCACTGTTAAACGCCTGCAGCTACGCCCGACAGTCCAGCTCATACCGATGAATAGCGCTTACTCGCCGATCATTGTCGGAAGTGAGGATACGCTTGATGTGTTTGGTGTCGTGACTTTCATCGTTAAATCTGCGAGCTGACCATGTTTGCGCTTTGTGATGTGAATTCGTTCTACGCATCATGCGAGACTGTATTCAGGCCGGATCTGAGAGGGCGGCCGGTGGTCGTTCTTTCAAATAATGACGGCTGCGTAATTGCCAGATCTGCAGAGGCCAAGGCTGTAGGAATTACAATGGGCGAGCCATTTTTCAAGCAGAAAGAGCTTTTCCGGCGCGCTGGAGTTGTTTGCTTCAGCAGCAATTACGAGCTTTACGCTGACATGTCGAACCGGGTAATGACGACGCTGGAGGAAATCAGCCCTCGCGTCGAAATCTACAGCATCGATGAAGCTTTTTGCGACCTTACTGGTGTTCGCAACTGCCGGGACCTGACCGAGTTCGGCAAAGAGATCCGCGCAACAGTTCTGAAGCGGACTCACCTCACCGTCGGGGTTGGGATTGCTCAGACCAAAACACTTGCTAAACTCGCCAACCACGCTGCAAAGAAATGGCAGCGGCAGACCGGCGGAGTAGTTGATTTATCGAACATTGATCGCCAGCGCCGACTCCTTGCCCTGGTACCCGTTGAGGACGTCTGGGGCGTCGGCAGGCGCATCAGCAAGAAGCTAAACGCCATGGGCATTAAAACGGCTCTGGACCTCTCCGAGCAAAGCACCTGGATTATTCGCAAACACTTCAATGTCGTGCTGGAGCGAACCGTCCGGGAGTTGCGCGGCGAGCCTTGTCTTGAGCTGGAAGAGTTTGCGCCAGCAAAGCAGGAAATCGTATGCAGTCGGTCATTTGGCGAACGCGTCACCGAGTACGAACAGATGCGGCAGGCTATTTGTAGTTATGCGGCACGTGGTGCTGAAAAGCTACGCGGTGAGCATCAGTATTGCCGGTTTATCTCGACGTTCGTTAAAACCTCTCCCTTTGCGCTGAATGAACCGTATTACGGTAATAGCGCGTCAATGAAGCTTCTTACACCAACTCAGGATTCACGCGATATTATCAACGCCACGGTAAAGTGTCTGGACAAAATCTGGAAGGATGGTCACCGGTACCAGAAGGCAGGAATAATGCTTGGGGATTTTTTCAGCCAAGGCGTGGCTCAGCTCAACCTGTTCGACGAGAACTCGCCGCGTGCAGGTAGCGAGAGGTTGATGGAGGTTCTCGACCATCTCAACGAGAAAGACGGCAAAGGAACGCTGTACTTTGCCGGGCAGGGTATACAGCAGCACTGGCAGATGAAACGTGCAATGCTGTCGCCACGATATACGACAAGGTATTCCGATATCCTCTTGGTAAAATAAAGTATTACTTAAGCTATGGGCTGCTATGTTTCAGAAGCAGCCCCTTACTACTTGGCTCTTATATGCTGAAGGGAACATCAGTAAACCTTGCTCCGCTATCAAATACATTTTATGAAAAATGAAACGCCTTTATTAAAATCATCTTAGAAAAATAAATATCAGGATGTTCGTTCATTGAGCATTATTCCTACTCATTTATTTGGAGACCGAATTCCCATCCAAACGAATTTAATATCACTAAATTCTGTTGTTTCAGTGTTGAAAACCACATCAGCTTTAAAAAGACACCGTTGGTATATAGACATGCATACCATTCCATCTTTCAGGTCTTGATTATAAAAGTGACTATCAAATTCCATTTTATGAGCATCGTAGTCTTCTTCTGAAACATGGATCTCCCAATCTACGGTAAGTAGCTCAAAATAATAGCCAAGCTTGATTTCTGCTTCATTTAATTGCTCGCTTGAGTATACCTCTGGATCCTCAACCCCTTCAAAGTCGGTAGCGGAAAAATACTGGATAGTTTCAATACATACCAGTGGAACTCCTGCGGCTTCCAAAAATTTTTGTATGGGAGAGCTGGAGGGGGTCTCAAGACATTCAATAGCAGCTTCAGCGACTGCATTCTCTAGGTCGTTGCCCCATTTATCAATGAATTCTTCTAATTGTTCATCGTTTAGAAGTTTATGGGATTTTGTAATGGTAGATGGATCAGAGGACAATATCATTAGTTCCATCTCATCATCACTCATCGTGAGTATTATGTCCCCCCATGGTTTGCGCTCAAAAGTGCCTTTGATTTTAGAAAGACCAATCGCCTTTGCAGCTAAAAGACTTACATTATTATACTTCATTAGCGCTGGTACAGTCCCTCCAATTCGATAAAATAGAGCATCCCAAATAAGCGTAACGTAAGACGGTCCACCATCAAATGATGATGACACTACACCAATGATGTTCCCATCCGAGTCAACAACTGGGCCTCCGCTCATCCCCCCCATTGTTTCCATTGCAACCTCTATACATGGCGCAGGCATTCGTTCACCACGCCCATGAGGAAAGGCTGCAGTTACCAGCCCAGAGGAAACCATTGGACTCACGGAGGTAATACCATTTTCAACTAGGCCATGCCTAAATCCAAATGCCCATAAACGCTCGCCAACAAGTGGCAATCCGACCTTTAAAATCCCAAGGTTAAGGGGATAATCAACTAATGCGTCCGAATTTAGCGTGCAGCTAACCAACGTTAAGTCAGATGGGTTTGCTCTACCTTCTTCGTATCGACTTTCGCGCATTGAGTTTCGGCTTTCTTTTCCTAGCCATCCTCTTGCTCCAGTCGGTAAGAATGTCAGGAATATTGGTTGCTTTCCCAAAGAATGTAGTTCATCAAGTACATGGGTAGCGGTCAACAATAATCCCGGTGCAACCATCACACCGCTTCCTAGAAAAGATAGGCCGTCCTCATCTAAGAAGGCAACCGCAACCAATGAATCCCCGGCTTCATGAAGTGAACGCATGGAGCCAATTCCATCATCAGGACTAAAAACCAT